GCGGTCCGGAGCGCCTTGCTGGAGGGCGGCCAACCGTGTATCGACGTCACTTCCCAACCATGATCGGGGTATAGCGCAGCCTGGTAGCGCGGCAGTTTTGGGTACTGCAGGTCGTTGGTTCGAATCCAGCTGCCCCGACCAAAAAACCCCAACAAATTCAATCTGCGATTCTGACAATCTCCCTGCGATTCTGACACGCGGTTCTTACGCTGTTCCACTGCCCTCATCGGAAGCCCGCGACGACTTGCGGGCCTCCGCGAGAGCGGCGATCTTCTTGGTGCGGCGACGGATGTAGCGCCCCGTCGTCACCGTATTGGTATGGGTCAGGCCGTCCTTGATCAGGTCGATGCCGACCAGCGCTTCCTCGGCCTCGGTGGCGCCACCGGCGCGCGCGTCCATGTTCCAGACCTTGTCCGGGATCTTCGCGTAACGCGCAATCTTGCGGAAGGCCTTTGCGAACGTCCGGTAGCGGATCGGCAAGCCATGCTCGCCCTTGACGATCGCGCCGGCGCGCTCCTCGATCGGCACCTGCTCGAGCAGCGGGAAAAGCAGATCGTAAAGCGACAGGTCGAACTCGGCGGCCGCGCGGTACTTCGACTTTGACGTCCGTGTCCGCCAGCGCCAGCCCGGCACTTTCTCCCAGGTGAAGAAGCCGGCCCACGTCTCATCGCCGACGTGCAGCAGCGTGATGCCGCCCGGGAATTTTGCGTTGGCCTTGCGGTTGGCCCATTTGCCGATGATGTCGCCCTGGCGCAGCATCATCTCGAATTGAGCCGCGACGGCGATAGAGAGGTTGAGCGCGCGGTCCGGCTCGATCAGGCGCTTGCCGGCCATCTCTGCCGCGGCGCGCAGGAAATCGCGGACCTGCTGATAGGTCAGCTCCTCCTCGCGGGATCCTTCCCGCTCGAACTGCACCTTGGCGAGCTCCTCGGCGAACAGCTTGCAATCGGCATGTCGCAGCGCCGCCATGAACCGCAGCACGGTGCGCACCATCGCGATCGCGTTGTGGGCGCGGGCGATGCGCTCCGGCCCGGTCCACTGCTCGCCGGTTTCCTCGTCGACATAGGCGACGCCCTTGCGCCATTCGCGGTACCAGTTTTGCGCGTCCAGCACCGTGCAGTTTTTCACGAGGCGGGCGCCGACGCTTTCGATGATGACCTTGATGTCGGCCAGATAGCCGCGCCTGGTGGAATCGCCGACGTGATGGAACGCGGAGAGCGGATGCTCCTGGTAGATCAGGCACGCCGCCTTCATGGTGCCGTCGTAGCGCGTCTTGAGGACAGGCAGCGCCTCGCCATCGTCCGCCGCGAGCTTTTTTTTCTCGGCTTCGATGTGGGCCTGCAGGCGCGCAGTGTGGCCAAGACAAAGCGTGCTGAGTTCGTCATCCGTCGCGTCCGCCGGCAACGCTATGCAGGTGTCGGGAAACCCCATCGGATCGCGCGTGACCTGGCTTGCGATCCAGTACGGCAGGTTGTGCCGGCCTCGCTTGAACCCTGGCTTTTTTCCGCGGGGTGGCATCGAACTTTTCCGGGCCGTCCTCGGCGTGGGCGACGTCTCCCGCATTTTCTGCTCCAAGCTCGTTGTCGGAGTCCAGCCAACGCCTCACTTTTGGCCAGTACCATCCTCCCCAGGTCTCTCGAAACGGTGGAAAACCCGCCCGCGCCATCCTGTCGGTGATCAGCGCGCGGAAGCGGTCGCGGCCCATCTCGGGCGAGATTCGCCGATGCAGCTCGCCCCAGCCGACGTAGAGGCCGCCTGTCGTGACGCGCTCCTGGTCGGCGTCGTCGGTCATTCCAGCGCTCCGCCCATCAACCACAGCAGCGCAAGCCCGGCGAAAGCGGCGGCTATGCCGGGCACGACAAGGATGAGCCAAAGGTCCATCATGCCGCGAGCTCCGGCAAAAGCGCCGCTGGCCTGCAGCAGGCGCAGCGCGCCAGATCGCGTTCGAGCGCGATCACCCGTTTCCTGCCGTCGACCGTGTCGCGGGCCTGATCGACGCACTCGTCGCAGATCCCGACGTTGCCGGGGCCGACGACGAGCACAGCGGCCTGGTGCTCTCCCTTGCCGCAGAACCAGCAGTAGAAGGGAATGCGCGGCTGGCGGCTCACGTGACGAACCCCTGCCGGCACCGCGCGCAGTATCCGGACGTCGCGTCGATCCAGATAGGTGCGTGCAGTGCCGGCACCCGCGAGGCCGGGCAGCGCTCGGCGCCGAACATGCCGCTGCGGCCGTCGCCGTCGCCGCCGGCCTCGTTGATGTAGACGCCCGGCTCGAGCTCGCCGGCGTCGAGCATGTCGCCGGCCACGGCCGCGCAGGCCGAACAGAGCGGCGGATTGTGCGACACCCAAAAGCAGCCGGAGCCATCCTGCATCCGGCAGGCGGCGCTGTCGGTACAGCCGCAGCCGCTGCAGATCAGGTCGCGCGTCGCGGGACGCGCGGTCGTCTCGATCGCTTCAAAGCGCATCAACGCCTCCATCCCTTGCCGCTGGCGTAGCCGGCGAAATAGCCGAGGACGTCGTCGTAATGCGCCGGCGCCGGAGGCCGCCCGGCCTTGGCGTCCTCATAGCCGGCATCGCGCGAGGCTGGATCGAGCCGCAGGCCGGTGGCGATCGCCTGGGCCATCGTCCGCGGCCGCGGGATCATTTGCCGATCCTCCCCTTTGCAAAATCGACAACAGCGCCGCTGGCGAGACGCATGCCGCACACGACGTCGCTGAGGCGGTAATTGTTGTTGTTGCCGCGAAGCTGGTAGTGGTTGTCCTCTACCACACGCACTTCGAACCACTGGTTCGGCGCGGTTTGCCCCCAATACTTGCTGCCCCGGCGGATGCGCGCCACGAGTTGCTGTTCGCTCACGGAAACACCTCGATCGATCCGTCGATGTCGTCGACCTCGAGGAAGAACCGCTTTTTGATGAACTCGCGGTGCTGCTGCGCCAGCGATCGCCGCGGCTGGATGCCGTGGCGCATGGTCTTGCGCTCGTTGGACCGGCGGCCGCAACGCATCGGCGACTTGCCGAGGCCGGGACCCTTGATGCCGACGTGCTTCTTGAAGACGCGATCGGCCTTGGCGGCGCGCGGCGTGACGACCGCGTTGTTGTCGCGCTGGTTGCACCGGCGATGCCCGACCGCGACCGACTTGCCGCCGAAGGCGCGCGCCACGGTGACGTGGACGCGATCCCAGGCCTGGTCGGGCGTGACCGGCAGATCGCAATGCGGGCAGATCGGGAATTCGCCGCGGCCGGCCTTGTAGGCGGCGAGGCATTCGAGCTGCCAGACCTGCTCGCGCAGCGAGCTTCCGAAACGGGGTGTGTACGCCATGCTTCCCTCATGAGCGCGATGTGAAAAAAGCCCGGACCGGCGTGTCCGTCTTGCACCGGCCCGGGCATGACGCCGGCAAGAACGCGCCCGCGTCAGTCTCGGTTGGAGCCGGTCGCTACGCCGGCCACGCGGGCGAGATGACCGCGCGACTCAGATCATATCCGGAAAAACCGGATAGGCAAAGGAAAATATCCGGAAAACCCGGAAAGACGATTTGTCACTATGCAGGTTGCATTTTTAGGTGGAAAATCGCTGGGCGTGCTGCCCAAGAAAAAGTCCGAACAGAAGCAGTGAGATGTGCAATGCCGGGGGGCGAGGTTTTGCCCTGGCACTGGCGCCAGGCGATGCAGTTAGCTGCACAGGTACCGCCAGAGGAAACGGACGCGTGGATCGTTCTCGAATGCGTCGAACGCATATTGAGGCTGAGCTTCGAGCAGCCGCCGCCGGCGCCAGGGGCGCCGCCAGGAGATCAGGTCCTGCGCTTCCCGGGCGGATCGAGCAGTCCCAGCCGTCGCGCCACGTCCAGGGGCAGGCCTTCAGGTTTGGCGAAATAGAGCCAGTCGAGCGTCACGCCGGGCAGACGCTGGACGATCTTGAACGCGGCCTGCCGGCTTAGCGGCGCGCCGTTCTCGAACTCGTTGTACGTCGTTACGGGAATCTGCACGAACACCGCAAAGCTGGACGCCGTCTTGTAGCCATAGGCGTCGCGCAGCCGGCGCAGCCGATCGGACTGGCCCGGGATTTCCTCGTGTTCCGGCTTTGTTGCCTGGCGGGGCTTCTTCGGCATCGCGTGCGAGGTTGCCGCGCTGCCAGATTCGGGGCTATTGAACATTTTCGGTCTGTTGTGTTTCCGGAAAAACCGGATTATCGATTCCCCATGGGCAAGCGAACCGAATCGGCGGTGCTGAAGACCGCCCTGGAAGTGATCGCCGCGCTCGGCGGCTATTCGGCCGTCGAGGCGCTGACCGGCGCCGACTACAAGCGCGTGTGGGATTGGGGCAAGGACGGGCATTTCCCGCCGCGCTATCACCTGCTGATGAGCTTCGAGCTCGCCAAAAAGGGCCGGCGCGCGCGGCCATCCCTGTGGGGAATGGTGACGACGCCCGAGATCGAGCGGGCGGTGGCGTGAGGGCGAGGGTGCGCGTGCACATGGGTCTAGGGATTCCGGCACCACCCGCCAGAGTCGAGTCGTGCGCAAGGCCTGCGCGGTGTTGTGGATAAGTATTTCGGGTTTTTCGCGTTGCGTGTCGTGCGTCCTCTCTTTCCCTCCAAGCGTCTGAGGCCGCGATGCTTTCCCTGCGCGATCTGTGGCACCGCAATCCCGTCGCCAGATTTTTCGCCGGGCTCGATCGCTGCGATCAGGCGACCTTCCTCGTCATTACCGCGCTGGCGATGGCCATCGGTCTAGCTTTCAGCGCGATCATGCTGGCTTCGAGCGGGACAACGGCATCATGAGCGAAGGTGCCCCGCATCCGTTCGACGTCCGCGGCGAGACTGTCACCGGGCATTTCAACGGCGATCCCGCCAGCTGGCCGTTCGGAGACTTGCGGCCGCTGAGCTACGATCTGATCATGATCGACCCGCCCTGGCCGACGCAAATGCGCTCGCCAAAGGGCGAGGGCAAGAGCCACGCTAAACACTACGGCTCGATGCCCTTCGATAAGATCGCCGCACTTCCAGTCGGCAAGCTGGCCTCCCGAGATTGCGTGCTTTTCGTGTGGGGGGTGTGGCCGCACGTCCTCTATGGCGGCGATCCCAAGCTGCGTTACCGCGACCACGATGCGTCCCGTTCGCCGATCGGAGAGTGCATCCATCTCTGGGGCGCGCGCGCCGTGACTGGCGGCGCCTGGCGCAAGATGACCAAACACGGCGCCGTTGCGTTCGGTCCGGGATATCGCGCGCGGTCATCTTGCGAGCCGTGGTTCATCGCGATCTACGGCAATCCGAAGAACTCGCGAAGCGCGCGCAACATCTTCGACGGTCTGCGACGCTCTCACTCGGAGAAGCCGGTCGACGCCTACACTTGGTGCGAGAAATACCTGCCCGGCGCGGTACGGCGGGTGGAATTGTTTTCGCGGACATCGCGTCCGGGCTGGGACACCTGGGGCTATGAGGCCGGCAAGGTGGACCCGGTGGTGACGCTGCAGGCGAGGGCGGCATGACGGGCCGGAGCAACGCGCAGGGCGCGATCGAGGCCGGCAGGCGCCTGCTCGAGCAGGCGGTCGACGCCGGCATCCAGCGCGCCAAGGGCGTCGCGGCGAAGCCTACGCTGAAGCGCTACACGTGGAGCCGCCTGCACACGGACCTGCTCGACGATTTTCGCTGGTCGCTGGTGGCCAAGCGAGCGAACGCGCCGCTGCCGCTGGTAGAGGCCGTGCTGATCCGGCTGGAGAACCACGCCAACCGCAGCCGGCCGCGCGGCTATGTCGGGGATTTCTCGGCCGAAGGGCTCGCCGCGCGCTGGAATGTCGATGCCGACACCATCGGCCGCATCTACGCCCAGCTCGAGGCCTCCGACATCGGCTGGATCGACCAGGAACATCTCGTGACCTTCTGGAATCGCAATCCAGACCTGGTGGACGACACGGCCGCCGAACGCCAGCAGCGGGTCCGCGACCGCAAGAAGGGCATGAAGCAGCTGGCGTCCCTCGCTCGTCAGGGCTTCCTCACCGAGCAGCAGCGGGCCGAGCGCGAGCTGGCGCTGAAGAACAGCAAGGAGCCACTGGCGCTGATGGAGTTGTGGGCCGGTTTGTCCACAGATGCGTCACGCCGTGACTCCGTGACCGTCACGACCAGACCAGATCAGATCATAAAACAAGATCTGCCGGTGCAAGCCGAAACGGGCCTGGCAAAGGGAATGCTTGGCGCCGGTTTTTTCCCCGGCGACGGTGTGGACGCGGTGGATTTCGGCAAGGCGCAGCTCTGGCTCGAGACCGAGGGCCTCAAGCTCGTCACGGCGCGCATGATGATCCAGCCGCCGCGGGCGCTGACGCTGCTGGAGCGCTGGATTTCGAGCCTTCAGGGCGATCTTCCGGCGCTGGTTGCCATCGTCATGGGCGCGGTCGGAACCAGGACGATCGGCAACACCTTCCAGACCGTCGTCGAAAGCCAGATCTCGCGGCGGCGGTCCGAACAGGCCAACGGGCCGAAGCTGCCGCTGCCGCCGGTTGCCGTCACGGGCAGGGGCTAAACCGTCACGATCGTCACGGCGTGACTCTGTGGAAAAGGAGAACGCGATGACCAACGAGCCATCAGCACCGCCCGCCGATCGGCCCGCCACCGGCGCCGGCGCTGCCAAGGTGACCGGATTTGCCGACCGCGTGCGTCTCGGCGCCCAGGTGCAGAAGGCGAAGGCCCTCCGCGCCGAGATAGCCGTCCGTCACCAGGCGTTTCTGGCGTTCGCCGCCGAACTGCAGCAGCGGACAGCCGACTTTGCGGCGCAGCTAGAGACCTGCATGGCCGACGCCGACGCCCTGATCGAGGGCCTTGAGCGCGAAATGGGCACCCCGCGGCCCGGGAACTCATGATCCGGGCGAGGGTTTTTCGCTAATTGATTGTAACGGCGTTGCTTTTCTCCCCTATATTGTGGCCGGGGAGGGAGCCGATGCCGTCTCGCAGCTGCCAGGAGGGCGATACCGTATTCATACGGGCCACCGTCGTTTCGGCGGGCAGCGACTTTTTCCAGGTCCTGATCGACGATGGCGAGCTGCTTTCCATCACCGCCTGGGTGCCGGCCAGGGAATGCGCCAAGCCGGCGGACATCGGCCGGCTGAAGCCGATTCACCGCCGCGGCTCGTTTCTGGATCGTTAACCGGGCCGCAACCCGTCTGCCGTAACCCTGTCCGGCCAAGGGGTTATGTGCATGCGTTCCCACCCCGGATCATATTCCCTCTCGTTTTTGCTGCCCGCTGCGGCCGGCGTGCCCGATTCGGGCAGCCATCAGCCGTCGCCGATCGGCTGCCAGCTGCGCGTCACGCTGCCGATGGTCGAGATCTCCGGCCCGTCGCGCGAGGCTGTCCTCAACCACACCGCCACGTTCCTGCGCGCCCTGCGCCGCCGCAGCCGCCAGCCGTTCTCGATCACGGCGGTGCTGGCGACGCCGGCGCGGCCGAGCGGCTTCGATTCCTGGTCGATCATCATCGGCGCCGACGTCGCGTTCTCGCCGACGTCGCTCGATCCATATTTTCCGCCGGCCCTGCAGCGTCCGGCGCCCGAGCTCGCCCTCGTCGATGGAAGGCAAAGCGCATGACCGCGGCTGCAATGGGGAGGGCCGCACCACGAACAGCGCGCCAAATCAACAAGACGTCTGGGATCAGCATCATGTCGCGCGCCGGCCGCAAACGAAAACCAGGACATCGCTACGCCGGCGGCCGGCTGAAGAAGGAAAAACCGAAAAAGGAAAATCTCGACGACAAGGTGCGGACAGAACGCCAGCCGCACCGCCGTGCATTGGCGCACGCGCTGCGCGCCGACAAGGTCGACGACGTCACCGCCCGGAAGCTTGCCGCCGGCGAGGAAGCGGAATCGCCGATCGGGCGGATGTGGGCCGCGGGGTTGCTCAAGCGCGCCGGAGATCCCGACAGCCAGGCGGCGCGCGACCGCTACGACGCCGGCAACATGTTCGCGCAAATCGTCGGCGCCTATCGCAGCGTGATCGAATCCCCGCGCGACGTCGCCGGCAGCGGGCGAGGCTTTCCATGCCAGGAGCTGCTGTGCGCGCTGGCCCGGGAAAACTGCGAGTGCGAGTATCGCAAGGCCAGATACGACCGCGCTTACGAGGCGCTGACCATGATCGGCCGCCGCGCGCTGATGGCGGTGAACGCGGTGGCCGTGCACCGCGAGCCGATCGGCGATGAAGAACTTGTTTACCTCGTTTGCGGATTGGAGGAGCTGCGCCGCGTGTTCGGATTGACCGCGCACCGGCGATCGAGGCAGTCTCGAAATGCAAATTGACGAAGTGTGTCCGAACTGACCGCCCGGGGCCGCAAGGCCGGCCGGGATTTTTTGCGTCGGCGCACCGGAGAACCGTCATGTGAAGCGGCGCCGCAGCTACATCCGCTCCTTTGATCGCCGCCGCATGGTGGAGATCGAGCCCGAGAGTTTCGTCAACCTGAGGAGCGCGCGCCGGCTTGGCCTGGTCGCGCCGGTCAAGCCCCGCAAGGTGGGGTGAACCCCGTTTTGAAATGGGGCTAACCCCATGTCCACCGAGCTCGTCGATCCGCGGGCGTCGGTCCGGGCTTATCTGGAAGCCTCGAGCGCGGAAAACACCCGCAAGGCCTACAAATCCGACTGGGCCGATTTTGCCACCTGGTGCGAGGGCGCCGGGAAGGCCTCGCTGCCGGCCGCGCCGATCGACGTCGCCACGTACTTGGCCCAGCTCGCCGATCGCGGCCTGAAGGTTTCGACGATCCAGCGGCGCACGGCCGCTATCCGTGCGGCCCACGTGGCAGCCGGCCACGAGCCGCCGACCAACGCCGAGGGCGTCAAGGCCACCATGCGCGGGATCCGGCGCACCAGGGGCGCAAGGCCGAACAAGAAGAAGGCCGCCACCGCCGAGATCCTGGCGGCGCTGCTCAACCATTTTCCGGATACCCTGCGCGGGATCCGCGATCGCGCCATCGTGCTGCTGGGATTTGCCGCGGCGCTGCGCCGGTCCGAGATTGTTGACTTAAAAGTCAACGACGTCGAACGGCGGCCGAAAGGCATTTTGCTCCACATCGGCCGGTCCAAGACCGACCAGGAGGGCAAGGGCGCCATCATCCCGGTGCCGGCGGGCAGCAAACTGCAGCCCGTCGCTGCACTTTCCGCCTGGCTCGATACCTCAGGGATCACCGAGGGTCCGATTTTTCGCGGCATCGACCGGCACGGCAACATCAGTCCGGACGCCATCACCGATCGGGCGGTGGCCGATATCATCAAGAAGGTTTGCGCCGTGGCTGGACTGGATGCGGGTGCTTTCTCAGGGCACTCGCTCCGATCCGGCTTCATCACCTCCTCGCTCGATCGCGGCGAGGATTATTTCAAGGTGATGGGCATCAGCCGCCACAAGAAGGTCGACACGCTGCGCGGCTACGACCAGCGCGAAAGCGATTTTGACGATCACGCCGGTGGGGGGTTTTTGTGATGCGCGCGATCGGCACGAAACTGCGCCGCGCGGTCGGCAATGAGGGCAAGCACGTAAGGCTGATGCATTGGTGCCCCGGCTGCGATGAACCGCACGGCGTGACGATTGAAGGCGGCCCGCCGCAGTGGACGTTCAATGGCGACTACGATCGCCCGACGTTTTCGCCGTCGGTGCTGTGCTTCACAACCGAAACCACGGACGACGACGACAAGCCGTTGCCGGCTCCGGTTCGACGCACGCTGTGCCACTATTTCATCCGGGACGGACGGATCGAATTCTGCGGGGACAGCCCGCACAAGCTCGCCGGCAAAACTGTTGATCTGCCAGACTGGCCGTACAGACCGGGCACCTTCGGTGGCATCGACGACTAGCTTCTGGCTTCCGATAACAGCCCTTAACGGAAGCCAGATTTGACGGCTTGAATCGCCCGTGATTCCCTCTGCGCGCGGGTGATTTGCCCGCGCAACAGGAGAGGGGCCCATGGCCACCAAGACAACGACGAAACGCAAGCCGGCGGCGAAAGCCAAACGCCCGGCGATGAAGTCATCGGCGCGAAGGACGGCAGCGACCAAGCGGAAACGCTGACGCCCTGCACGCCGCGCTTACGTTGGGAAAAGCCGCTGGATTCAGCGGCCTTTTTCATTGCGAGGTGGAATGCCCGAACCTGCCGTCGAACCAGCCGAAGGCGGGCCGTCGCGATCGCGCCCGAACGTGGCGCACGCCTGGCTCGGCGGGTTCGTGTTCGCCGAGCTCGAGGCCGAAGCGCAGCGCCGGCGGATCCATCCCGACCGGCTGACGGCGCAGATTGTTGAAAAAGCTATCTGCCGGGGCCTCGTTGATGAGCTGCTCGGCTGATGTCGGCAGAAAATGCTGGCAATCCGCTGAAAAATGCCAAGCACGAAGCCGTTTTGCAGGCCTATATCCTCGATCCCAAGCGGATCGGATTTCGCGCCTATCTGTCTGTTTATCCTAAGTCTTCCGAGGCGGCGGCGCAGACGGGCTTCTCTCGTTTGCTCAGAAATGCCGGGTTTGCAGCCCGGTTAGCTTTTCTGGACGCGCGGGTCACCGAGCAGGTGGTCGAGCGCAGCGCGATTACGGTCGAGCGCGTGATCGACGAGCTGGCCAAGATCGGCTTCGCCAACATGGGCGACTATTTCCGCGCCGGCGATGACGGCGTGCCGCGGCTGCGGGTGTCCGAGCTCAACCGCGACCAGCTGGCCGCGCTGCAGGAAGTCACCTGCGAGGAAGAGATCGAGCCGGGCGAGAGCGACGACGACAACCCGACCATCGTCCGCAAGACCAAGTTCAAGCTGTGGGACAAGCGCGCGGCGCTGGTCGACATCGGCAAGCACCTCGGCGCCTTCAAGGACAAGGTTGAGCTGACCGGCAAGGACGGCGGCGCCGTCGAAGTCAAAACCGAGGATCTATCGCAGCTCGAGCTGGCGCGGCGCATCGCATTCGCCCTCGAGGCTGGCGCGCGCGCCGCTGCGAAGGCGGCGCCGGCGCCGAAGAAAGGCAAGGCTGCCGCAAAATGAAGATCATCAACAGCGTGCCGCCGAACTTCCAGGCGATCAACGATCGCTTTCAGGTTCGCGGCAAGCCCGTGATCTTCTGCTACGGCGAGGTGATCTACAACCCGATGCGGGTGAACGTCGGCCCCGACCTGGTCGCGCATGAGCGCGTGCACAGCATACGCCAGCTGGCCTTCGCCGGCGGCGTCACCGCCTGGTGGGACCGTTACATCGCCGACGGCCGATTCCGCCTCGAGGAAGAGATCCCGGCGCACCGCGCCGAATACCAGTTCTGGGCGCAGCACAAGGACGCCGACAAGCCCGTCAAGGGTTTCCGCTCCGCGCGCGACTACCACCTGGTGCAGATCGCCCGGCGTCTCGCCGGCCCGCTTTACGGCAGCGTCATTTCGCTCGGCAACGCCCGGGCGCTTCTTCTCAGCTGAGGATCAGAGCATGGGCATCACGCGGCATCGTATCGAAGTTGTCACCGACGCCAGCGGCGACTTCACCGGCTATACGCAGGGCGCGGTCAACGGCCTGATAGAGCATTATCAGTACACTCCCGACGGGGCGAACCCGCTGGCCACCGGCGCCGATCTCGACATCACCGGCGACAAGACGGCGATCGTGGTCGCCAACCAGGACAACATCGGCACCAGCGCGTTCACCAAGGCGGTTCGCCAGGCGACGCACGGCGTCGACGGCGTTGCCGCGGTTTACGCCGCCGGCGGCTCGCCGGTACTGGACAAGATCGCCATCGCCGGCGAGCGGCTCAAGCTCGTGATCGCGGCCGGCGGCAACGCCAAGAGCGGCATCTTCGACATCGTCGTCACCAATAGCGACTGAATTCCCGCTTCCGCGGGCATCCGGCGCCGCGCGGCCTCTGCGGCATCTCCGATAAGCAAACTGCAACAGCAATGGAGTGAACGACCATGGATATTCTCACGTCTCTGCACGGCAAGCGCCTCGGCCTCGGCCACAACGACGAAGTGATCGCCGCCGGCAAGAGCATCATCCTCGACAACAACGGCGTGCCGACCCCGCTCGGCCATGTCGGCAGCGCAAAGCTGGTCGCCGCCGGCGCCACCGAGGCGGTGACCGTGCTGCAGTCCGGCAAGGTCATCAAGCTGGACACCGCGGCGGGATCCATCGCCACGCTGCCGGCCGCGACCGGTTCGGGCGCCAAATGGCTGTTCCTGGTCACGGTGCTGGCGACGTCGAACTCGCACAAGATTCAGGTGGCGAATGCCACCGACGTGTTTGTCGGGATCATTCTCGGCACGCGGGTCGACTCGGGCAACGCCGTGCTCGGCTTCGCCGCGGCGGCGGATTCCGACACCATCACGCTCAACCGCACCACCACGGGCTCGGTTTCGCTCGGCGAGTGGATCGAGGTTGAGGACGTCGCCGCCGGCGTGTTCGCCGTCCGGGGCGTTCTCTCCGCCACCGGCGCCGCGTTCGCGACCCCGTTCTCCGCGGCGGTTTCGTAAGGTCAGGCATTGGCTGGCGCGCTCGACGAACTGCTCGAGCGCGTCAAGCGCCTGCCGGACGACAAGCGCAAGGCCCTCGAGGCCGACGCGATCAAGGCCACGGCCGACCGGCTGTGGGTGCCGAACATCGGTCCGCAGTCGGACGCCTTCTTCAGCGAGGCCGACGAGACGTTCTACGGCGGCCAGGCCGGCGGCGGCAAAACCGATCTGGCGATCGGGCTTTCGATCACCGAGCACCGGCGATCGCTGATCCTGCGCCGCATCAACAAGGATGCGGTCAAGCTGGTCGAGCGCCTGGCCGAGATCGTCGGCCATCGCAACGGCTACAACGGCCAGCTGCAGCGCTGGAAGATCGGCGTCAAGCTGGTCGAGTTCGGCGGCTGCGAGCAGGAAGACGACAAGCAGCGCTACAAGGGCGATCCGCACGACCTGATCGTCTTTGACGAAGGCTCGGATTTCCTCGAGAGCCAGTTCCGTTTCATCATCGGCTGGAACCGATCGGCCATTCCCGGCCAGCGCTGCCGGGTGCTGGTGACGTCGAACCCGCCGACCACGGCCGCAGGCCTGTGGGTCATCAAGTACTGGGCCGCCTGGCTCGATCCGCTGCATCCCAATCCGGCGCTGCCGCGCGAGCTGCGCTGGTACACCACCATCAACGGCGTCGATACCGAGGTCGACGGGCCGGGCCCGCACGTCATCGAGGGCGAGCGCGAGCCGATCATGGCGCGCTCGCGGACTTACATTCCGGCCGCGCTGTCCGACAATCCGGATCTGGCGCGCACCAATTACGGCTCGGTGCTGGCCTCGCTGCCGGACGAATTGCGCCGCGCCTACCGCGACGGCGATTTTTCAGTCGGGCAAAGGGACAGTGACTGGCAGGTGATCCCGACGGCATGGATCGACGCCGCGCAGCAGCGCTGGGTCGACACGCCGCCGCGCGGCTTTGCCATGACCGCGATGGCGGTAGACGTCGCGCCTGGCGGCAGCGACCAGCGGGTGATTTCGTCGCGCTACGGCGGATGGTTCGCGCGCCTCGTGGCCGAAAAGGTCGAGGACAAGAACGGCCGCAAGACGGCGCTCGAGGTGGTGAAGCACCGGCGCGATCGCTGCCCGGTCATCGTCGACCTCGGCGGCGGCTGGGGCGGCAATGCGCTGATCGCGCTCAAGGACAACGGCATCACGGTGGCGGCGTTCAACGGCGTTGAGACGACTGCCGCGCGCACGCTCGACGGCAAGCTGGGCTTTCGCAACCGGCGCGCCGAAGCGACATGGCGGCTGCGCGAGGCGCTCGATCCCGAGCAGGAGGGCGGCAGCGCCATCGCGCTTCCACCCGATGCCGAGCTCAAATCGGATTTGGCCAGCTACACCTGGCAGAACACGCCGGGCGGGATCCTGCTCGAGCCGAAGGAAAAGCAGAAAGAGAAGCTCGGCCGATCGCCGGACAAGGGCGATGCGGTGGTGATGTGCCTGGCCGAGGGCGATCGCGCCGTGCAGCGTGAGCTGAAGCGCGGGCAGAACGCCGGCCGCGGACCGACCGTCAGTCTCGGCCATTCGAAGATGAAAGAGCGGGGCATGCGGCGGTGAGCGATCGCGACCTCGAGCTGATCCCTTACTCGATGCGCCGGCGGCCGCTGCAGCTCAACACCAGGCTGCCGCAGGACCGGTCGGCCGACGAGGACCTCGAGGCCGTCACCGACGAGGCCATCCGCCGCCAACTGCGCGGCAATTCTCCCAACCTCGGCTTTGCCGAATGGAAAGGACGCAACCATGGCTAACATGTTTGGAGGTCCAACCCCGCCTCCGGAGCCGAAGATCGCGCCGCCGCCGACGATGCCGGATCCGGTATCGCCCGATGCGCAGGCGGCCAGGCGGCGCGCGCAGCAAAGCGTGATGGGCCGCGCCGGCCGCGCCTCGACCATCCTGTCGAATTCCATGAGCCGCGGCGAGGGCGGCGGCGCCTATACCGCCACCAAGCTGGGCAACGGCGTTTGAGCGGCCCCGCCAGACAGGCGCCGGCGCCGGCCGCCGAGAAGCGCAAGCGCGTGCGCACGCCCGCGGTCAAGCGCGATCCGGTGATTGCGGCGCTGATCGCCAAGCTGCCGGGCGAGGCCGCAACATTCACCCGCGAGCAGCGCATCAACTGGCTTCGCCAGATGGCGATGGCGATGGACGGCGCCTACGGCGTCGACGCCGCAATCGCCATCGACGACGCGCCCGGCCTGACCATTTCTGCAATTCCTGCGAGGGCCGTTTCGATGACGCATCCGACCGCGCCGCCGCAACCGGTCACAGCGCCGGCGGACAGCGACGAGATTCGCTTCTACGTCGACGCCAGCGGATATGCCCGTCAGGATCCCGGCGGCAAGCGCATCGACCCGTTCGACATTCCCGACGGCTCCGAGCTCGAGGACGAGCGGGAAGGCGACGACGCGCTCGACACCATCAACTGGAAGGCCGGGCAGTTTCCCCCCGCGGCCTATCCTGATCGCCAGTTCGTCATCCTGAAAGCCCGCGCGTGAAGCAGCGCGCGCTCGACATCATCCGCCAGGCCGACCAGCGCTTCACCGAGCACGACCGCGTGCTGCCGCTGTGGCAGACGCTGGCCGAGAATTTCCACCCGATGCGCGCCGACTTCACCCGCGTGCGCTCGCCGTCGGAGGAATTCGCCTCGTTCCTGATGAGCGGCAGGCCTGCGCTGGCGTTCCGCGAGCTGCACAATGCGTTTTCCGGCACCTTGAGGCCGCGCGACCAGCAATGGTTTCATCCGCGCACCCATGACGAGCGGATCAACAAGAACCCCGAGTCCCGCGGCTATCTGGACTGGGTAGGGCAGGTGCAGCGGCGGATCATGTACGATCCGCGCGCGCAGCTGGTGCGCGCCACCAAGGAATGCGACGGCGACTTCTGCCTGACCGGCAACGGTGTCATCACCATCGATCCCAACCGCTTCATGGATGGCCTGCAGACGCGCTGCTGGCACCTGCGCGACGTCGCCTGGGCCGAAGGGCCGGACGGCGCCGTCAACCGCGGCTACTTCAAGTGGGAGCCGGAGATCCGCGAGCTGAAGGCGATCTTCGGCCAGAACAAGGGCGAGTACGCGCTGGCCCCGGCGATCGTGAACGCCAAACCCGACGAGCTCGGCCGCAAGGTCAAGTGCCGGCGCATCATCATCCCGTCCGACGAATACGACCTGCCCGAAGCGCGCCGGCGCGGCATGGGCTGGGTTTCGGTCTATGTCGATTGCGAGAACCAGACCATCCTCGAGGAGATTCCGATCCGCACCATGCGGTCGATCTACCCGCGCTGGGTGACGGTCTCCAACTCGCCGATCGCCTATTCGCCGTCGGCGATCCTGGCGCTGCCCGATGCGCGCATGTACCAGGAGATTACGCTGACCATCCTGGAGGCCGGCCAGAAGGCGGTCGACCCGCCGACGGTCTCGGTGGGCGAGGCCATCAACGGCGGCGTCAACCTCTACGCCGGCGGCAACACCAACGTCGATGCCGATTACGACGAGAGGTTGGGCGAGGTGCTGCGCCCGCTCACGCTCAAGCATGACGGCCTGCAGTTCGCCGCCAACCGCGAGGAGCTGATCGCCAAACAGCTGGACGATGCGTTTTTCCGCAGCCGCATCGGCATGCCGACCATCACCAAGGAGATGACGGCGTTCGAGACGCAGAAGCTGTACGAGGATTTCATCCGCGGCGCGCTGCCGCTGTTCGAGCCGGTGGAGACCGAATACTCCAACGCGCTCTGCAGCGAATGTTTCGAGGTGTCGCGCGACATGGGCGCGTTCGGCTCGGCCGAGGACATGCCGCAGGCCTTGCGCGGCCAGGAGCTGCGCTTCGAATTCGACTCGCCGCTGCAGCAGGCCGCCGATCGCGCCAAGCTCGGCCAGTTTCAGCAGAGCATCCAGATCGTCGCCGAAGGCGCGCAGATCGATCCGGCCGTCCGCGCCAATTTTGACATCGACACGGCGACCCGCGACACGCTGGGCAGCGTCGGCAGCCCGGCCAACTGGCTGCGCGGCGAGGACCAGGCCAACCAGATCAAGCAGGCCGACCAGCAGCGCCAGCAGGCCGCCGAACAGGCCGAACGGATGGCCGCCGGCGCCGACGTCGCCAGCCGGATGGCCAGCGCCGGCGAAAGCGCCGGCAAGGCCGCGCAGATGCTGAAGCAAGCCGGACTGATGGGCGCATGAGCAAGCCTGCCAGGCAGCGCCTGCCGTGGGACCCGATCGACCTCACCAGGAGCGAGCTCGCCTCGATCAAGGCGGTGGCCGACGGCGTCGCCCAAGGCGAACAGCAGCGCATCGCCTTCCGCGCCATCCAGCTCAAGCTCTGCGCCGTCGACCAGGCCAGCTTCACGGTGCTGCCCGGATCCGAGGACGGCCGCCGCGCAACCGATTTTGCCGAGGGCAAGCGCTGGGTCGGCCTGACGCTGCGCCAGGTGCTCGGCCACCAGTATCCCGTCAACCCGCGCGGCCCCGAGCCGCCGATGCCCGAACCCGCCCAGCCTGCAAAGGACGAGACATGACCGGCACGCCCGCACCTGCGCCCGCACCCGCACCCGAGCCCGCGCCTGCTCCGGCACCTGCGCCGGCTCCGGCGCCCGCCCCAGCGCCTGCGCCGGTTCCGCCGCCAGCACCAGGCCCGGCGCCTGCACCCGCACCGGCGCCCGCGCCAGCTCCGGCAAACGACCCTCCGGCCCCGGCGCCCGCACCCGCGGCGACCGCCTGGCCCGACGATTGGCGCCAGCGCCTGGCCGGCGACGACAAGGGCCGCCTGGCCCAGCTCGAGCGCTTCACCGACCCGGCCGCGATCTGGAAGCAGAACCTCGAGCTGCAGGCCCGCCTGTCGGCCGGCCCGAAGGCCTCGGCCCGGCCGGAGAACGCCACGCCCGAGCAGCTCGCCGCCTGGCGCAAGGACCAGGGCCTGCCGGAGAACGCCGACGGCTATGTGGCCTCGCTGGCGCCGGCCGAGGGCCGCGTGTTCGGCGAGGCCGAAAAACCGATCATTGCCGACCTTGCCGCCACCGCGCTCGAGGGCGACATCAAGCCCGGCGCCTTCAACAGCATCGTCAACCGCTATTTCGAGCTGCAGGACCAGCAGCGCCAGGAGCGCATCAAGCTGGACGGCGCCTTCCATGACGAGGCGGTGGCGACGCTGACGGGCGAGTGGGGTCCGCAGGAATTCCACCGGAACACCACCATGATGGGCAATCTTGCCTCGCTGATCTATCCGGCCGATTTCGTCGAGCAACTCAACGGCGCCCGGCTGCCCGACGGCTCGCTGCTTGCCGATCACCCGGCCTACATCAAGGGCATGGTCGACGCGGCGCGCCAGATCGTGCCGATCACCACGGTGGTGGCGCCCAACAGCGACGCCGCCAAGGCGCTCGGCGATCGCAAGGCCGAGATCGAGAAGCTGATGGGCGATCGCGGCTCCGCCTACTGGCGCGGCCCGAGCGCATCGAAGATGCAGCAGGAATACCGCGACATCGTCACCGCGACGAGCCAGCCGAGAGGCGGCCGCGCAGCGTAACCATTCGCGCCCGGGTTCGGGCGCCTTACCCATTCTCGCCGGGCCTCGCGACAACCCCTGCACTTCACCTTGAAGTGCAAGGCCCGCGACGTCGGCGGAATTTCACCCGCATCCCGAACAGCCCCGCATCGAGACCATGACAGCCCCGCGCGTCCAGCGCGCGGACAACCTCGTCATGCCGGCGATCGGACAACCCGGAAGGAGGCACTCGCAATGCTCAACATTGGAGCACTCAAGTGGCCGATACCGCATTCCAGATCCAGTACCGCCAAGAGGCGGTCATGGGTTTCGAGCAGGGCATGTCCCTGCTCGGCAGCGCCGTAACCAACGAAGCCGAATACAAGGGCAACCAGGCGACCTTCCTTGTGGCCGACTCCGGCGGCGCGACCTCCCGCACCCGCGGCGTCAACGGGCTCATCCCCTCGCGCGCCGACAACCTCACCCAGTACACCGCGACCCTGGTCGAAAACCACGACCTGGTGCGGCGCACCTCGTTCAACATCTTCGCCAGCCAGGGCGACGGCCGGCGCATCATGCAGGAGACCTCCCGCAAGGTGATCAACCGCGCGATCGACCAGGACATCCTGACCGAGCTCGCGAACGGCACCCTCAACACCGGCACCGGCGTGCCGGCGTCGCTGGCGCTGGTCACCAAGGCGGAGACCATCCTCGGCAACAACGAAGTCGATATGGAGGAGCAGGACAACCTGTTCTTCGTCGCTTCGCCGGCCTTCCGCGCCTACCTGCGGCAGATCCCGGAATGGACCAAGGGCAGCTACGTCGAGATCAAGAACCTCAACGGCGCGATCCGCACGTATTATCGGCAGTGGGGCTTCAACTGGATCTTCCATCCGAAGATCTCCGGTCGCGGCACCGCCACCGAGAAGTGTTTTGCGTTCCACCGCTCGGCCATCGGCCACGCGGCGAACGCCGGCGGCATGCAGGCCCTGGCCGGCTACCACGAGGAGCAGGATTACTCCTGGGCCCGCACGTCGATCTACATGGGCTCGAAGATCCTGCAGAACGCGGGCATCGTCGTCGTCAACCACGACGGCTCGGCCTACGTCAGCTCGTAAGAGCGGCGTTCACCCCGATCAGCTGAGGCCGCGACGTTTGTCGCGGCCTTTCGCCTATCACCCAATCCAACAACCAGGAGCAAACGCACATGGCATACGTACCTGCCAACCTGCGCCTCGCGACCGACGACTTTTCGGGCAACGTCGCTCGTCGTTGGGACTACACCACCGCTTCCGATGCCGACGCGACCGTCGTCGGCTCCGGCTACTTCTCCGACGGCTACAAGAAGGGCATGCGAGTCGGCGACATCGTCGACGTCGTGGCCACCACCGGGCCGAAGTACAAGCGCTACCAGGTGACCGTGGCGAATTCGACCACCTTCGCCTGCACCGTCGCGGCGCCGACCGCGATCACCTGATCGCGATCGCGCCAGACAAGAACAGAGGCCTCGGCGCGAGCCGGGGCCTTTTTCATTTCACCAGCAACGAAAGGTCCGACATGGCCAAAGAGAAACCGCCGGCGCCCGCGGCCGCCACCAGTGGCGCCGCAGCCGAAGCCGAGACGCAAGCGGCCGCTGCGCCGGCTCCCGCAGCGCCACCTGCAGCGGCGCGCGTGGCTGAGAAACCGCCGGCGCCCGCGGCTGCGCCTGTTGCCGACAAGCCGGTTCCCGCGCCGCGCAAGGTGGCCGCGCTGACCGTTTCGCGCTGGAGCGAGGCCGCCTTCAAGCAGGCCCGCCATGCCATCACCCCCGAAGCCGGCACGCCGGTTGAGGACCTGCTCAATCCGGCGTTCTACGCCAACATTGCCGGCAAGATGAATGCCGGCGACATCGTCGAGGCGCGCCCGGCCGACGGCGCCTATTACCTCGAGCTGTACGTCTGGGACCGCGGTGACAACTGGGCGCAGGTCGGCGTGCTGCGCGCGCTCGAGCGCCCGGGTCCGGTGGCGGTGCCGTCGACCGACGACGCCTTCCTGATCGAATTCGTCGACGGCGCGAAAAAGCACCGCGTGCTGCGCAAGTCGGACAAGGCGGAAGTCGCGCACGGTTTTGCCACCGTGGCGGCCGCCAACGCCTGGCTCGAGCACAACCGGGGCAAGCTGGCCGCATGACCGACAAAAAGGTCAACGACCGCTGCTGCGACGTGCTCGCCAAAGCGCTCGTCTCCGCCAAGGCCGGCGAGTTCATCGCCGCGGCCGTCATCGCCGTCGACCAGGACGGCAAGCCGTATCTGATGTACGGCGGCGCCGGCGGCGCCACCATGGCCTGCTATTTCGGCGCGGCCATGCTGCAGGACCAGCTGATGGCGCAATCCAGCGCGCCGTCGAGCATCCTGCGGCCGGGACCTGTGGCGACCGGCAAGGAACCGTTCGACGTCAGGAAGCTTTCGTCGTGAGCGACAAGCTCACCATCTACAACATGGCGCTCGGCCACCTGCTCGAGGATTCGCTCGCGAGCCTGTCCGAGAACGTCAAGAAGCGGCGCGTGCTGGACAGTTTTTGGGTCAACGCGACAAAGGTCTGCCTGGAAAAGACCAACTGGAAGTTCGCCAAGCGCTCGGTCACGATCGACGCCTCCACCACCACCGAGCCCGCGTTCGGCTTCACCCAGGCGTTCCGGATCCCGGACGACTGGCTGCGCACCGACCAGATGTCGGCGTTCGAGCAGCTCTCGCCGCCGCTGATCGACGTGCGCGACGAGGCCGGCTACTGGTACGCCAACGTCACGCCGCTTTATGTGTCGTACATCTCGATCGATCCCCTTTACGGGATGAACATCGGCATCTGGCCGGAAACCTTCGTCGACTACGTCGCCCTCGAGCTGGCCTGCAAGTCCAACAACCGCATCACCGGCAAGGACGGCCTGCTGCAGGGGCCGGACGGCCTGCTGCGCCGGCGCGAGAAGGCCAAGCGCGACGCCATGGGCAATGACGGCATGCGCGACCCGATCAAGTTTCCCCCGATGGGCAGCTGGGCGTCGTCGCGCCGCGGCTACCGCGTCGGCCGCGGGACTTCCGGCTCCGGCGACGATCCCGGCAGCGGCGGGCTTTAACCTTGGCCCGCACCAACGCGCCGTTGCTTGCCCTCAACCGGGGCGAGGTCAGCAAGATCGCGCTCGCACGCGTCGATCTCGAGCGGATGCGGCTTTCGGCCGAATGCCAGCTCAACTGGCTGCCGACCGTGCTCGGGCCGATGTCGTTGCGCCCGGGCCTGCAATATGTCGGCGAGGTCAAGGGCTCCAATCCGGGCAAGCTGATCCCGTTCGTCTACTCCAAGTTCGACACCGCGCAGCTCGAGCTCACCGCCAACGTGATGCGCGTGCGGGTTGGCGACACGCTGATCTCGCGCTTGGCGGTTTCCACCGCGGTATCCGACGCCAATTTCGCCGGCGGCGGCACCTGGTCGACCGCGGGCACCACGGCCGGCGCCAGCGCGACCATCGGCACGGGCCTCTTGAGGCTGGCGGCCACCGCGGTCGGCAGCCTGGCTCAGGCGAAGCAGACGATTGCGGTTGCCGGCGGCGACCAGAACGTAGTGCAGGCGCTGCGCATCGTGGTGGCCAACGGGCCGGTGACGGTGCGGCTCGGCTCGGCCGCCGGCATCGGCGACCTGATCGCGCAGACCACGCTCGACACCGGCACGCATTCGCTGGCGTTCCTGCCGACCACCGCCAACGTCTACCTGCAGATCGAATCCACCGACGGCTGGGAGAAGTCGCTCTCGAGCGTCTCGATCGAGGCCGCCGGCACGCTGGAATTGCCGACGCCATGGGGCGCGGACGATCTGTCCTCGATCCGGTTCGACCACACCGGAGACATCATCTACACGACGGCCTACGGCATCCAGCAATACAAGATCGAGCGGCGAGGGACCACGTCGTGGTCGATCGTCAAGTACCGCTCGAGCAACGGGCCTTTCGGATCGGGGCTGGTCGGCAGCGTCAATCTCACGCCATCGGTCTACAGCGGCAACGGCGTCCTGACCGCCGACCGGCCGTATTTTCAGGAAGGCATCGAGGGCCAGCTGTTCCTGCTGTTCTGCAGCGGGCAGAACAACAACGTCAAGCTGGCGGCGGACAATGCCTTCAGCGATCCGGTGCGCGTCACCGGTGTCGGCACCATCGCCCGCGATTACACCTGGACCATCGCCGGCACCTGGGCCGGCACGCTATCGCTGCAGCGATCGTTCGACGGGCCGGATTCGGGTTTTACGAACGTGTCCACCGCGACCGGCAACGGAACGCTCTTGTCGGTCACCGGCAGCGTGACCGACGGCAGCGGCCATGTCGACCCCGAGAACAATCCCGCGCCGCTGCTCGACAACGTGATCTGCTGGGAGCGCATCGGCTTCAAGGCCGGCAATTACACCAGCGGCGTTGCGGAGATCAGCACCAACTATGCCGGCGGCGGCGGCTGGGGCATCTGCCGGGTCACCCAATGGAATTCGCCGACCGAAGTGGCTATCGAGGTGCTCGAGCCGTTTCCGAGCCTCAATGCCACCCAGACGTGGGGCGAGAGCGACTGGTGCGATCTTTTGGGCTGGCCGACCTCGCTGGCCTTCCACGACGGCCGCCTGCAGTTTTCCGGGGGCAACCAGTACTGGGGCTCGCAGTCCGACAACTTCACCGGCTTTGCCCAGCAGGACAAGCAGGGCGACGAGCTCGGCGATTCCGGCGCCATCATCGAAACCTTCGGCTCCGGCGCGGTCGACAGCGTCAACTGGCTGCTCTCGCTGATGCGGCTATTGGCCGGCCGCGACCAGCAGGTGTCTTCGATCCGCGCCTCCTCGCTGGAGGAAGCCATCACGCCGACCAACGTCTCGGCGCGCGACTGCGCCACCTATGGCACGGCGCGCCTTCCGGGCATCAAGATCGACAAGGAAGGCATCTTCGTCGAGCAGGACGGCCGGCGCGTCTACCTGCTCGCCTTCGACCCCAACAAGGGCGACTACAGCCCGCAGGATCTGACCCGGCTCAACCTCGACATCGGCAAGCCGGGCTTTCGCGCCTGCGGCGTGGCGCGCCAGCCGGATACCGTCGCCGTGTTCGTGCGCAACGACGGCCAGCTGGCCAATCTGCTGTTCGAGCCGGCAGACGAGGTGACGGCCTGGTACCGGACCCAGACCATGGGATGGTTCGAGGATTTCTGCCCGATGCCGACCGCCAGCGGCATCGAGACCGCGCAGTATTTCATCGTGCGCCGGGTGATCGACGGCGTCACGCGGCGCTTCATCGAAAAATTCGCGCCGCGCGACAATTGCGTCGGCGGCGACCTCAACCAGATCGCGGACAGCCATGTCGTGTACCAGGGCGCGCCGGCCGCGACCATTTCACTGCCGCACCTGCCCGATACCGAAGTGGTCATCTGGGCCGACGGTGCCGACCGCGGCACGGCCACCACCGACGCGGCCGGGCTGTGCACCATGCCGGACAGCGCCAGCTATTCGACGATCGTGGCCGGGCTCGGCGGCGACCAGGTCACGCTCGACAACGGCGCGACCAGGGTTGCCTCGATGGCGGTGCCGGCAGCCTATGAAGGCTTGACGGCCGAAGTGTTCACCGACCGGCGCCGGGTCGGCACCGTCACCGTATCGGGCGGGCAGCTCACCCTGCCGAACGGGCGCATGGAAGCCAGACTCACGGCCTTCTTCGGCTACTGCGCGCCGTTCTATTCGGCCAAGCTTGCCTACGCCGCCCAGGGCGGAACCGCGCTGGGCCAGCCCAAGAAGATCGACCACCTCGGCCTCGTCCTGTTCGACACGCACTATCAGGGCATCCGGTTCGGCCAGAGCTTCATGGCGCTCGATCCGCTGCCGCAGATGCTGCAGGAGGAAGCGATCGCCGCCGACACGGTGTTCGACGAATATGACGAGCCGACCATCCCGGTGCCGGGATCGTGGGACACCGACGCGCGGCTCTGCCTGCTGGCGCAGGCGCCGCGGCCGGTGAAGGTCGGCGCCGCGATCCTGTCGATCAACACCAACGAGAAGTGACCCGGGTCCTGTTGCGTCCCACGGTGGCTGCGGATCTGCCGCACGTGATCGGCGAGTCCCTGCCGTTCCGGATAAAGGCCCTGACCGCGTATCTTCCTGCCGATCCGTCGCGGACGCCGCTCGTCGACGGATCGGGTGGCGACCGGGTCCTGGGCGTCGGCGGCCTCTGCTACATGCCCGGCGATATCGTCGGCGCGTTCGTCGCCATGACCGACGAGGGCCGAAAGTATCCGGCCGCGATTCACCGCGCGGGCCTTGCAGCCATGAAGATGATCCGCGCCTCGGGCGAGCCGCGCGTGATCGCGATTGCCGACGAGATGATCCCGGGCTCGGAGCGCTGGCTCGCGCGGCTCGGCTTCAAGCCCGTCACGTCGGCCGGCGTCACCGCTTACGTCTGGAGTGCACAGTAACGATGGCTCTGGAAACTCTCATGGGTGCGTCGATGGCGCTGACCGCGATCAGCGGCGGCATCTCCGCGGCCGGCACCATCGCCGGCGGCAACGCGGCCGAGCAGGCGGGCCGCATCAAGCAGCGCGCGGCCGAGACCGCGGCGCTGCAGAGCGAGTTCAACGCCGCCGGCGAGCTCGGCGCCTCGCAGCGCCGCATGCTCGACACCCGGATGAAAACGCGCCTGACTCAATCGACCATGCTGGCGCGCGCCGCCGGCAGCGGCTTTGACGCCTCGACCGGATCGATGCTGACCAATACCGGCGATATCGAGGAGCGCGGCGAATATCAGGCGCTGATGGACGTGTTCCACGGCAAGAATCTCAGCACCGGGCTGATCAACAAGGCCGAGGCCGAGCGCGCCGGCGGCGCCGCCGAAGCCTGGGCCGGCAGCCAGGCGAAAGATGCATCCTATCTCGCCGCCGCGGGCACGATCGCGGGCACCGCGGGATCCATGCTCAAGACGTACGGCTCGTACAAATATCCGACCGCGGGCCGGGGTTACGGCTGATGGCGCCGCGCCTTCCCGGAGTTGAGGATCTCGGACGCACGCCGGATGTCTCCGGCTCGCGCCCGATCGGCGTGTCCGATATGTCGGGCGTCGCACGCGGCCAGGCCGTGTGGGGCCAGGCGGCGGAAGCCTTTGCGAAAGGCGTCGGCAAGCTGGGCGATGCCGTCGGCGAGGTGGGCGAGCTGGAAAGCCGCTTTCAGTACTCGCAGGCGCATTCGGATTTTCTGGTCAAGGAAACCGAGCTGCGCGGCAGCCTCGCCAACGACACCGATTACACCACGCTGGAAAAGCGCTACCGCGACGGCGTCACCAAGATCCGCGACCAGTCGGCCGAGGTCATCAGCAACCCCAACCAGCGCGGCCGTTTTTACCAGAACACGGAACTTGCGATCGCCAACAGCGCCGAGGGCATGGCCAGCCGCGCGCGCAAGCTCGAGGGCGATACCCAGCAGGTCTGGACGGCCAGGACCAACAACCAGCTGATCGACACGGCGATGGCCGAGGCCGATCCGCTCAAGCGTACGCAGTACATCGATGCCGCGATCGCCAACATCGACGGCCTCGCGGCCAGGGGTTACATCAGCGCGGTAGACGCGGAGAACCGCAAGCAGGAATTCGCGCGGCAATATGCGGTGGCCGACGGCATCATCCGCTCCGGCAGCGATCCGCAGGGCGTGCTCAACGAGCTGCGCGCCGCGCCCGGGTCCGGCGATGCGGTCACCAACCGCATCCTGCAGATCGAGGGTTTTGGCAAGAACAGCGCCTCGAGCGCCACCGGTGCCGGCCAGTTCATCGACCAGACGTGGCTGGACGTGCTCAAGCGCAATCGCCCGGACCTCGCCAAAGGCCGCGGCGACGACGAGCTGCTGGCGCTCCGCGCCGATCGCGAGCTCGGCCGGCAGATGACCGACGCCTACCGCCGCGAGAACAGCGCGTTCCTGGAGCGCCAGGGCATCGATCCCACGGCCGGCAACCAGTATCTGGCGCACTTCCTCGGGCCCGCCGGCGCGGCCGCCGTCATCAAGGCCAACCCGAACATGCCGGCGATCGACGCGCTGGCCGCGGCCGTCGGCGAGAAGAAGGCGCAGGCGATGGTCGACGCCAACCCGACCATCCTCAATTCGCTGGCCGGCAATGTGCGCAGATGGGCGGACGGCAAGATGGGCGGCGCCGGCGCGCGCGATCCGATCTACGCGACGTTGCCGCCGGCGGTGCGCGCGCAACTGGCCGCACATGCCGAGGCGCAGCTCGAAAAACAGAGGACCAACGACGTCACGACCTTCAAGACCCGGGTCGAGGACACGCTCGCCGAAGCGCAGAAGAACGGATTTGCCGAAAAACCGGTCAGCCAAAGCGAGTTCATTCGTGCGCTCGGTGCAAAGGCCGGCATCGACGCCTATTCGGACTACCAGTCCGACATGAAGCTGCGCAGCGACATTTCAACGGTGTCGCGCATGACGCCGGCACAACAGGACGAGCTGGTCAAGAGCTACGATCCGAAACCGGGCGAGGAGGGCTTTGCCGACCAGGCCAAGCGTCAGCTGGCGCTGTCGAAGGTGGTCAACGCCGCGCGCAAGGCGCAGAGCGCGGCCTTCGGCGAGCAGGTGCAGGGCAGCCTTGCCGAGGCGGTGCGCACCGGCAACGTGGCCTCGCCGATCTCGAAAGAGCAGTTCGTCGACGCGCTCGGCCGCGATGCAGGCCTGTCCGCCTGGCAGGACTACGATGCCGAGCTGAAAGCGCAGCGCGACCTGCGCACCGTGCCGACCGATCCGGCCGAGCAGGGCAGGCTGATCGCCGGCTACCAGCCCGAGCCGGGCGCCGCCAATTACCTCGCCGCCGCCAAGCGTCAGGATGAGATCGTCAAGGCGGTGGCGCGCTCGCGCAAGGAGCGCGACGAGGACCCGGCCAGCTTTGCCATCGCGCGAATCCCGGTGGTGCAGGAAGCCTGGCAGACGCTGTCCGCGGCCATCACGGATCCCGCGGTACCGCTGCCGATGAAACAGGCGGCCGCCCGCGACTTTGCCAACAAGACGATGCTCGAGCAGCAAAAGGCCGGCGTCGCCGCCACCGACGTGCGGATCCTGCCCAAGGGCTACGTGGAGCAGCTCAAGGGCCGGCTCGACAACCCGCAGGAAGCCGGCGGCACCGGCACCGTGGTGCAGCAGCTGCGCAACGAGGCCGCCCTGTGGGGCAATGCCTGGCCGCTTGTGTACCGGCAGATCGCGCCGGAGGTGGGCCCGCTGGTGCGCGTGATCGGTTCGGGCGTCGCCGATACGCCGGCGCGGATCCTGACCGAAGTGTCGAAGATGAAGCTGTCCGAGATCCTCAAGGACGAGGACGTCGCCAAGGGCAACCAGGTGCGCAAGGACGTCAACACGGCGTTTGCGCCGTTCCTCAAGTCGATGGCCGGCAACGAGGGCGGGCTCGCGCTGTACAACGATTTCCGCGCCCAGGCCGAGAAGCTGTCGGCCTACTACATCGTCAATGGCGCCGATTCCGCGACGGCCGCCGCCAAGGCGTTCAAGGACCTGATCGGCGACCGCTACGAATTCCGCGACGCCTGGCGCGCGCCCAAGGGCCTGCCGCAGGCGGCCGACGACATCCAGCGCGGCACGGTGCAGGCGATGCGGGATCTCGAGGCCATCGGCATTGCGCCGCCGCGGGACAATGCCGGCGGCCTTTCGTCCGGCTACCTGGTCAAGGCCAAGGCCGATGCCATTCGTCGTGACGGCAAATGGGTGACCGCGCCCGACGAAAGCGGGCTGGCGCTGGTCTACAACGACGAGGCGGTGCGCGGTACCGACGGCCGGCCGCTGATCCTGTCCTGGTCGCAGCTTTCCGCGATCGCCGAGCGCGCCGAGCGCATCCGCAAGGCCGCCATGCCCCGCTCGATCGACAACCCCTTCACCTTCAACTGATGCCGCCGATCTTCACCGACGGCCTGCGCCTCGAGCCCGAGGACCGCGGGGTGACCGACTACGCCGCCTCGTTCGGCGCGTCGCTGTCCGCCACGGCGGCCGAGGCGCTGGCGGACTCGCCGACGTCGCAACTGGCGGGCCTCGCCGAGCTCGACCGCGCCAAGGGCACGAATTATTCCCGGTTCCCGGCGGTGGACGAAGGCGCGCCGTTTGGCGTCAGTGCGGCCGCGCCGGATCTGCCGGCGCCGGCGACGATCGACCGCTTCGAGGCGGAAAGCCGCATCAAGGCCGCCGGCCTCGGCAAGGACATCAAGCTTCCGGATCAGGAGACGATCGCGGCTCCCGTGGTCGACATCATGATCAGCCGCGCGCGCGAGCGCAAAGAGCGCGAGGTGACGATCGCCCGCGGGCCGCAGGGCCTGCTGGCCGGTACCGCCGGGGTCACCACCTCGTTCCTGGTCGGCGCGATCGATCCGCTCAACCTGGCCTCCGCCTTCATTCCCGTGGTCGGCGAGCTGCGTTACGGCAAGATGCTGGCCTCGGCCGGCGACAGTTTTCTGGGCCGCACGGCGGTGCGCGCCGGCGTCGGCGGCGCTTCCGGCATGGTCGGCCAGGCCGTGCTCGAGCCGCTCAACTGGCACGCCCATACCCAGGACGGCCGCGACTTCGGCATGACCGACGTCCTGCATGATCTCGTGTTCGGCGCGGCGCTGGGCGGAGGCCTGCACGCCGCCGGCGGTGGCATCCGCGACGTCTACCGAAAGCGCAAGGGCCTGGCGCAGTATCCGTTCGGGCCCGGCGAGCCGATGGAGCGCGTCGACGGCGTCCGCATTCCCGAAAGCGTGCTGAGGGAAGACGGTGTTTCCGACATCGATCTGCCCGATCACCTGCAGCCGGTGGTCAGCCGCATCGACCAGATCCTCGCCGACTCGCCGGCGATGCATATCCTGCGCGACCTGCCGCCGCGCGCGCAGGAGGACTCGATGCGGGCGGCGATCGCCAGCATCGTCGACGGCGAGCCGGTCAAGGTCGGCGAGATGCTGGAAGCCGCGGCCAAGGCCGATCCGCGCATCGCGGAAAGCTTCGAGGCATGGCACGGCTCGCCGCATGAATTCGACAGGTTCGACATTTCCAAGCTCGGCACCGGCGAGGGTGCGCAGGCCTACGGACACGGACTCTACTTCGCCGAGAATGAAAAGGTCGCGCGGAGCTATCAACGCGCCACCAGCGACAAGGCGTTCGTCAACAAGGTGGCGGAGCTCTACGACGAAGGCTTCAGCCCGGACGATGCCTGGGCGCAGATCAAGGACAACTGGAAGGATTTCTCGCCGGCAGAGCAGCGCTTGATGACCGCGCTCGAAAAGGATGACTGGCTCGGCTTCGACTATCCGCACCAGGCGGTCAATGCTGCCCTTCGCGACATCAAGGCGTTTGACGTCTCGCCGGAGACAGCCGCGGCCGCCAAAGCCGTCGGCAACATGTACCGCGTCAAGATCGCAGCCAATCGGGAAGATTTCCTCGATTGGGACAGGCCGCTAGCGGAGCAAAGTGAGCATGTTCGCTCGAAGCTGCGCGCCGCCGGCTACGAAGATCATCAGACCGGCAAGGACGTCTACCACTCGCTGGTGAAGTATCGCCCCGGCCAGGGCGGCGGAATGACTTCCGCGGGAATGAAGTTATCCGACCTCGATGCCACTCCGGAGGCTGCATCAGGTCGACTGAGAGCGACCGGGATCCACGGCATTCAGTATCTCGACCAGGGCTCGCGCGACGCCGGCGCCGGCACCCGCAATTACGTCGTGTTCGACGACAAGCACATCGAGATCGTCGATCGCAACGGCGTGCCGGTGGCCAAGCCCTTCACCGAGCAGGAGCCGGGCAATCCGAAGATCACGCTTGGAGGCAATGCGCCGCCCGACGTCGTCACCAAGGCCAAGGCACCCAAGGCGCGGGGCCGGGCCGCGGCCGATCCACAAACCTGGTCGCTGTTCGAATACCTGGCCTCGCGCGGGGGCCTCAAACCCGACGCCGACCTGCTGTCGACCTTTGGCGGCAAGCGGGGGCCATTCGTTCCCGGCTTCGGTCCGCTGCTGCGCAAGGGCGGCATGTCGATGGACGATGCCCTGATCGCGGCCAAGGAGGGCGGCTATTTCCTCGATCCGACCTCGCAGGAGCACGTCCGGATGGCGGACGCCGACCGGTCCGCACTGGAGCGCGCGCCGACCTACACCGTTCGCGACCTGATGGAAAAGATCGACGAGGAAAGCCGCGGCCGCAGATCCTACCGGGACGGCCATATCGCCGCGTCGAAATACGACCCCGAGCAGGAAAAGCACGTGATCATGGGCCACCTCGAGCAAGAGCTCGAGGCCTCCGGCGCCGATGTATCGGCGATCGATCCGAAACTGCTCGACCGCACCGTGGAGATCGTGCACCGCGAGGGCGAAAGCGACGTGCTCGTTGCCTACGAGCGTGCTATCATGGAGGACAGTGAGCGCTATGAGTCCATCGCCAATGCCCGCGACGCCGCCGACCAGCACCCAGCCCGGGACGTTCCGTTTGACGGCCGAACAGCACCTGGCCGAGGCGGAGATGATTTTGTCGATGGCGGGGCAGCCGGGCGGGCCGGACCAGGCGGAAGCGATGCGGATGGCGCGCAATCACCGCGTGATGGCGCAGCTGATATCGGCGCGATCGAGCGATCCTGGCGAGACCTCTCCACTCGCACCGACGACGTAAGTTTACTCGAAGCCTCCCGCGCCGCCGACCAGCTGCCCGACCCGGTGCCATCGAGGCTGGACGAGCGCGTCACCGCGGCCGAGAAGGCCGACGCCTTTGCCAAACAGATGTACGACATGTTCGCCGACCGCCTGCCGGAAGCCGAGCGGCAGCGGCTCGACGATCTGATCAAGTCCCTCGATGAGGACATGGCGGTGCGCAAGGACGCGATCGAGCGCTCCGGCGCCTGCCTGTTCGGAGCGCGCGCCACATGATCCGCCTTCGCGCTATGCGCTACGGCGCGACAAGTCCGCCATCTGACTTTCCGCCTCGTGACTTGTCTGGCCGTAGCCTGAAAGGCGAAGGCCGATGAACGACCGCCGCAAGGACTGCATCGAGGAGATCCTCGACGCCATCGGCCGCAAGCTCAAGCGCAGCGATATCGAGGACCATGTCGACGACATCGACACCCGCGCCGAGGAATACGTTGCCGACGGCATGGCGCGCGCCGAGGCGCTGCGGCGGGCCACCGACGAGACGCTGAAGGAAGCCTCGATCCGCAACGCGATCGACAAGCGCAACGCGCGCGAGGACGCCATCAAGTTCCGCACCCGCCGGCAGTTCTACGACGAGGCCGCCAGGCAGGGCCACGGCATGGAGCGCGCGATCGAGGCGCGATTGAGCGGCTCCAACAGGCCGATGTTCGACGACAAGTCCCGCACCGGCAACCAGCTCTCCGCCGCCGCGCTTTCGCTCGGCACCAAGAAGGACTGGCTGGGCGGCGCCGTCACCGATCTGGAGCGGCTCGGCCGCGAGGACCCGGCGATGGCCGGCCTCGATGCCGAGCTCTATTCGCAGAAGAACGAGGACAACATTTTTCGCGAGAAGTGGGAGCTCGACCACGGCGATCGCGGCAAGCCGGGCATCACCAAAGACGCCCGCGCGCTCGCCATCGCAAAGGTGCTGCACAAGTGGGACAAGGCCCGCGTCACCGCGCTCAACTCGGAAGGCGCCTGGATCACGGACTATGCCGGATACCTGACGCGCCTCACGCACGATCCTGATCGAATCAGGCGCGCCGCGCGCCCCGTGAGCCCGACCGATCCCGGCGGCTACATGTACCGCGGTTTCACCCAGGCCGATCGCGAGGCCTGGACGCATTTCACGCTGGCGCATCTGGACGTCAAGCGCACCTTCGGCAGCTTCGAGGACGCCGACAAGCGGCTGGCCGAGATGTATGGCGGCTTCGTCGACCAGTCGCACATGGAGCTGGAGACGGTTTCGGGCGAACCCGGCTACCCCAACATCGCCGGCCATGTCAGCCACAACAGGGAGTTTCACTGGAAGAGCGCCGACGACTGGCTGGCCTATAATCGCAAGTTCGGCCGCTACAGCGCCACCGAGGCCTGGCTGCATTCGGTCAACAAGAGCGCCGATCATTTCGCGCTGATGAAGGTGTTCGGCTCAAAACCCAAGGAGGGGTTTGAGGAGGATCTGGCCTACGCCAAGAACGCCTCGATGGGCACCGAAGCGCGCCTTGCCGTCGACAAGGCCGAGCGCTGGCTGCGCAACCGCTTTGCCGTGGTCTCCGGAGAGGCCGACCGGCCGGTGGCCAACGTCGCGGCCGGCCTGATCGACGGCGCCATGGCGGTGCAGCGCATGGCCAAGCTGGGGTTCACCCCGCTCGCCATGATCGTCGACAACGTCAACATCTCCCGCGAGGTGGCGCGCCACGGGCTCTCCTGGCTCGAGCGCAACACCTCCGTCCTGTCCGGCTATTTTCAGGGCAGCGAAGGCAGCGCCAAGGCCGAGGTGGCGGATCTGCTGCACACCGGCATCCTGGGCCGGCTGCGCGGCGTCACCGCGCGATTCGACATCTCGGACGCCCGCGCCGGCACGCTGTCGAGGATGGAGAACCTGTTCTTCAAATGGACCGGCATCACCGCGATGACGGAGAACAAGCGCGCCGACGCCGAGCGGATGATGGCCTATGCGCTCGGCAAGAACCGCGGCAAGGCCTTCACTGAACTCGGCGAGATGGAAACCCACCTGCTGCAGGGTTTTGGCATCGGCGAAAAGGAATGGGCGCTGCTGCACAAGGCCGGCTGGCACGACATCGAGGGCAAGACCTACCTGACGCCCGATGTGGCCCAGGCGATTCCGGATGAGGCCATGAAGGCCTACCTCGCCGATCGCGGCGGCTCGATCTCCGAACAGGCCACCTCCAGCATCATGCTGCAGATGGCGGGCCACGTTTCGGGCGAGCTGCACGAGCGGGCCAGGCGGGACCTGGCGCTGAAGCTCTGGGCGTATTTTTCCGAGCGCGGCACCTTTGCCGTGATCGAGCCCGGCGTGCGCGAAAAGGCCATGATGTACCAGGGCACCCAGCGCAACACGCCGCTGAACCTCGCCCTGCGCATGATCATGCAGTTCAAGCAGTTCCCGGTCACCATGATGACCAAGACCTGGGAAACCGAACTGCGCGGCGGCAGCGGGCGCATGGACAGGGTGGCGGGGATCACCGAGCTGATCGTCGGCACCACCATCGCCGGCGCGCTGGCCAACTTCCTCAACCAGACCCTGAAGGGGCAGGACCCGACGGCGCAGTGGCGCAACCAGCCGGGCAGCGCGATCCTGGCCGCGTTCGTGCGCGGCGGCGCCGCCTCGATCTACGGCGACTATCTGCTCAATGAATATTCCCGGCACGGCCTGCAGCTGCTCGACTCGCTGGCGGGCCCGACGCTGGGGCAGACCAACCGCGTCGCGCAACTGTGGAACGACCTGAAAAAGGATGCCTTCGACAAGAACCACAAGGGCGCGGCCACGGCCGCGCTGGCGACGCGGATGACGCGCGACAACCTGCCTTACATGAACATGATCTACACGCGCGCGGCGTTCGACTACCTCATCACCAACCGCATCCTCGAATGGCTCAACCCCGGTTATCTCGCCCGCATGGAGCAGGGGATGAAGCAGCGCTCCGGCACCGAATTCCTGCTCTCGCCCCGCGCCGTCAACAGCCAGGGCCTGGCGCCCGCGCTGTCTGACGCGATCGGCGGCCGCCGCTAGCCGATCCGGCCGCCGCCGCGGCCCTCCACAGATCCCGCACTGAAGGACAATCATGGCAACGATTGATCGCCGCGGCGTGTCCGTGGACGCGACCGATTCCGCTATATCAGGCGGTCCGAACCCCGGGCTTGCCTGGAAAGCGCCGGTGCTGGTCGCGACCACGGCCAACATCACGCTGTCCGGCCTGCAGACCATCGACGGCGTGGTGCTGGTCGCGGGCGACCGCGTGCTGGTGTGGCAGCAGAGCGATGCGACCACCAACGGCATCTACAACGCCTCGAGCGGACCGTGGACCCGCTCGATCGATCTTTCCAGCAACGACGAGATCGCGGCCGGGACACAGGTCGTCGTAACGGCCGGTACGGTTTGGCAAGCCACGCCGTTCCGCATCGACTCGGCCGACCCGATCACGATCGGCGAGGACGATATCGACATCGTCGTCGCCGGCGCGCCGAACCTGACCGCTGACACCCTGGCGCTCAGCGGTGCGTCGATCGCCGGCAACTATCTGGCAATGCCCGGCTTCCACGTGAACACGGGCGGTCAAGCCGTCGTCGAGAACGCATACATCGTGCAGGACGGCACCGTCTTCGGTTACTACGGCGGCACGACGTCGTTCCTCACCAATTCGGTGGCCTTCGGCTCGCTCAACGCGGTGCCGGTGGTGTTCCTCGCCAACAACCAGCTGGCCGGAAGCATCTCCACGAATGACGTCTGGACCTTCGGCCGCTCCACCGCTTCGTCGCTGATTCCGACGCCCAGGGTCGCGGAATTCCTTTCCGGCAGTGCCGCGGCGCCGATCACCACCGGCGCGCTGCCCAGCGTCTCCATCAGCCGATACGAAGCCATCACCAGCCCGGATTCGGACGGCTCGGACGGTCCGGCGCTCTATGTGAGGGTGCGCGGCACCAGCGTTCGCCAGCCGGTGGCGATCGTCGGCTATGGCGAAGCCACCGCAGCCGCCACGTCGGACGTGGTCGGCGTCTACGGCGTCGGCATCCACGAAGGCTCCGGCGCCGCTTTCGCCGGTTTCTTCGCCACGCAAAATCGCGGCAGCGGCAGCAACCTCACCATCGAGACCGACACCCGCAACCTGTCGAACGAGGACGTCCCCTACAACCCGCTGCCCGGGACGCGCGTCATCACCGCGCTCGACATCAACTACACCTCGCAAGGCGGCGGCACGCGTGTCGGCGGCCCGGCCATCCAGATCCGTTCCGGCGTCGGAAGGTGGGACGTCGGCGTTGCCTTCATGCGGGGCGATTTCATTGCCACCGCGTCGATCCAGGACGACACCAACGCCACGCACATCCTGTATGCCCCGACGGGATCGCACACCAGCGGCATCAATCTGGCCGGCGCGACCTTCTCCGGCAATGCCTACTCCTCCCCGAACTTCACGGTCAACGGCGCGAACGGCGCGGTGGCGAACACCAGCAACTATCAGTCGAACAACGGCACGTCGCAGGCCTTCTTCGGCGCCAGCACCGCGTTCCTGACCAATTCCGCCGCCGTCGGCTCGCTCAATGCCGTGCCGCTGGCACTGTTCACCAACAACACGATCGCCGCCTCGATCTCCGCCGCGCAGGCCGTGCGCTTCCACGCCTACGGCCTCGGCCTGATCCACTCCGACGCCAGCGGCAACCTCACCTCGAGCCTCATCACCACGGCGGATTTTGCCGCCAACGTGGTCGACACCGACGGCACGCTGGCCGCGAACAGCGACACGCGCATTCCCTCACAAAAGGCGGTCAAGACCTACGCCGACACCAAGCAGCCGCTGGATGCCGAGCTCACCGCCCTGGCCGGGCTCACCAGCGCCGCCAACCGGGTGCCCTATTTCACGGGGTCGGCCGCGGCCGCCCTGTTGACGCTCGACACCGACGGCACGCTCGCCGCCAACAGCGACACCGCGCTCGCCACCCAGAAGGCGGTGAAGACTTACGCCGACACCCTGATCGCCGCCAACGACGCCATGGTGTTCAAGGGCGTCATCGACTGTTCGGCCAACCCGAACTATCCGGCGGCCGACCGCGGCCACACCTACAAGGTCTCTGTCGCCGGCAAGATCGGCGGCGCCTCCGGCACCAATGTCGAGGCGGGCGACCTGCTGCTCTGCCTCACCGACGGCACCGCGGCGGGCACGCAGGCCGCGGTCGGCGCCAACTGGAATATCTCGCAGACCAACCTCGACGGCGCGGTGATCGGCCCGGCCTCGTCCACCAGCGGCAACGTCGCCACCTTCAACGGCACCAGCGGCAAGGTGATCCAGGACGGCGGCAAGGCGCTGCCGTCGGGCGCGATCGTCGGCACGACGGACTCGCAGGCGCTGACCAACAAGACCGTCAACGGCAACACCATCACGGCCGGCACCTTCACGCTGACCGGCGGCGCCGGCAAGACGCTGACCTTCAACAACACCCTGACGCTGGCCGGCACCGACGGCACCACGATGACGTTCCCGGGCTCGAGCGCCACGCTGGCAGGGCTTGCGATCGCGCAGACCTTCACCGCGGTGCAGACCCATACGGTGACGCAGGCGGCCAACACGTCGGCCGACGGCGTGGTGCTGGACGACACCACGGCGGCCTCGGCCGCCAACCAGCAATACAGCCCGCGCCTTCGCCTGTCCGGCCGCGGCTGGAAAACGAACGCTACGGCGGCATCGCAGCAAGTAGATTGGATCGTCGAGAACAGGCCCGTCCAGAACACCGTCACGCCGACCACCATCCTGGCATTTGCCTCGCAGCTCAACGGTGGCGGCTACAACGATCGCCTGACCCTGAACGATGCCGGCGGCAACGGTCTCACCGTCACGTTCAACGGTTCGGGGTCGGCACAGTTCCTGGTCGCGGTCGGCGGGACCAATACCGGCACTCTCTACGCGGATGCATCGCAGGCGATCCTTGCATCGCTGACCGCCATTCCGCTGATCCTGAAGGCGGGCAACAACGAGGCGATGCGCATCGACTCCAGCCTCAACGTGGTCGTAGGGACCGGCGCGCTGGCAACCGGCGCCACCAACGGCTTCTTCTACATACCGACCTGTGCCGGCGCCCCGACCGGGGATTCGACGGACTATGCCGGCCGCCTGCCGATGGTCTACGACACCACCAACAATAAGCTCTGGATCAATACCTCCGGCACCACCTGGAGGGGTGTCGTCCTGACCTGATCATGGCGTAGAGTGCCCTGGAATCAGGTTCGGGAGCGTTTCGTGTTGTCGTCTGGAAAGAAAGCGCTGTTGTCAGTGCTTTTGGGTATTGTGCTTGCCGTCAGTGTCTTCAACGCAACGCTGGTGTTCGACGATCTCTACCTACTTGGGAACACGTTCCCGCGAGCCGAGCGGATGTATGCCGGCTCGCTCTGGGGCCTCGTCGAGTACATCCTCCTCAATCTCGATCTGGGTGCGCGGGAATACCGGCTTTATGGCCTGTCCCGGCTGATCCATTTCGGACTGTGGAAACTGTTCGGGGCGACGGCGTGGCCTTACGCCATGGCGATCGCGGCCAGTCAGATCGCCACGGGATTCGGCATCGCCAGACTGCTGCGGCGGGCCGGCGCCGACGAGTGGCAGGCGAATGCGGCGTGGATCGTCTGGGTGCTTTCCTTCTTCGCGGCAACGTCCTGCTTCCACCACTATTCGTACATGATCCTGCCGTATCAGATCACGGTGCTTTGCGCGCTGGTGTTGAAGTGGCGCGCGGCCTCGCTGCTGCTCGGGGTCGCCATCGCGCTCACCGGCGAGGCCCATCTCGCGGCGGCCTGCGTCATTCTGGTGCTGGTGGCATTCAGTTCGGATCGGCCAGGGCGCGCAAAGCTGGTCGATGCCGCTGTGCCGATCTTCGCAATTTTGGCCACGGTGGTTGCACACCGGCTTTGGTGGGCGTCCGTGGTCACTCAGACATCCGAGGTCCGTTACAAGGTGGCCTCGTTCGATCTATCGCTGCTGATCGAGCGAATCCGGGAATTCAGCCGGTCGCTGGCTCCCGGGGCAACCTCACAGATTTACGAGACGTTCTGGGTCATGCAGCATGAGTTGTATTTCGTCACGACGATCGTCATCGTCGCAAGCGTCGTGTTCTTGAAGCGCAAGTCGGATGAAGGGGGCAGTTACCGTGCCGCGATTGGTCTGTTGATCGTCGCGCTCGCAAGCTTCGCGGTCTTGATGGCCCTCAGCGTGTTGACCGGCCTCGCGTCGCCGCGGCTGCCGCGCCGGTACGGGTTCGTTCCCTATACGCTTGCCGTGATGTCTCTCGCCGTCTTTCTTCTGACGCCGAGGGTCCGGCGATTGTTCGGACCGGGCCTCGCGGCCGGGGTGTTGACGCTGTTTGTGTCGCTATGGGCGGCGCTTCAGTTTTTGGTGCTGCCGGGTGTTCGCGCAGCAGATCGCGCGGTCTGGAGCAACGTGAGCGCTGCGATAGCCGGGAAAACTCCGCAGGCCAATCTGCTGCTGGTCAGCAATTCCAATCTTGGGCTGCTGCACCAGCCACAGATATCGGAGTTCAACGGTATCCCGTTTCGATCGCATGCCGCCGAGCCCCTGGAGTCGATGTTCCACGGCTTCTGGTCGGAAGCGCAGTATCCGATCACAGTTCTTGGGGCGGCGTTCTCCGCCTACCGGTGGGAAGATGTCGATGCCGACCGGATCAAGCTGTTCGGCAACGAGGTGAACGGGCTGCCGCCGCGGATCGTGGACAAGGCGTCGATGGTGGTGATGTACGACCGCAAGCCGGCTCCCGGCGACCCTCGCACGGTGAGCATCTTCACCGACTGGCAGGAGTTCGAACGGGCACTCAAGGTCCGCTGAGCAGCGCCAATTGCTGCCCGGCGAGGGCGGTGTAGATGATCACCACGACGGCGACCAACGCCAATCCGGCGCCGACGGCCTTCGCGTTCATCAACCGATCTCCCGGTGGCCGGAAACGAAGATGCAGCCGTTCTGCTCGAAATGCCGGCGCGTCATGTTGCGCAGGTAAGGCGGGTTGTCGTGGGCGGTCGTAAAATGGGTGACGTGGCTTTCCCGGCTCTTGCCCGGCTGGGTGATCTGACCTCCGCCATGCGCCAGGTCGGCGTGCCAGATCAGCACGTCGCCTTCGTCGGCAAGAAAAGCTGACTTCCTGTAGCCGTAGGTTTTGGCGTCGTCCTGCAGGCTCTGCAGGAACTTCGGATCTTCTTCAGGCGCCGCGGTGACCCACTTGCTGTGACCGGCGAACAGATAGTCGGGCGCGCGGTGGCTGCCGATGAAATATTCGAGCTCGCCGACGCCGGGCCGGACATCCTCGAGCGCCAGCCAGGAGGCCGCCAGATGCATCGGGGCGCCGTCGACCTGGACGTAAGCCGTGTCCTTGTGGATCGGCTGCTGCGAGCCGCGCCAGAATGTCAGGCCCTGAAAGGCCTTCGGGGCGCTTTCGAAGATCGCGGCGAGGAACTCGACGGCTTGTGGGTTGGCGACGGCCCTGCGCATCCGGTCGGAAAACGCGTGATAGTCGAGCAGTTTCGTCGTGCCGAACTTGTAGTCCTCGTGAGGCTTGACCAGTTGCACGCCTTCCGCGCCCGGAACCTCGTAGGTCTCCACCCGCGCGTCTTCCGGGGGCGATCGCCAGAATTCGGCGATCTCGGCACGAAGGGCCGCCGTGTCGGCTTTGGATACCGCTCCCTTCAGGATGATGAAACCGTCGCGCATGAACGCTTCGATCCTGTCGGCCAGCTCGGCTGAGTAAAGGCCGGCCTGGCGCCGCTCCGAAAGCAGTTGCTCGCCATCGAGCCGGTCAATCCAAAGTCCGCCGAACCGGCTGTATGTCTTTGAAGACATCACTCACTCCAACCAAATTTTTTTCGTTCCTAACACCCGCCACCGGCCCCGGCAACGGCTGGGCGCGGCTGGTCCCGCACGCGCAAAGGAACCCTGCATGAACGCCGTCTCCCGCACCGGCAACATCTTCGAGGACGTCGCGATCAAGGCGCCGGTGCGGCTGGCGTCGACCGTGTCGAACCTCACGCTATCAGGCCTGCAGACGATCGACGGTCTCGCCGGCGCCGACGGCGATCGCGTGCTGCTGGCCGCGCAGAGTGACGAGACGCAAAACGGCATCTGGCAGATGACCACCGGCGCCTGGCAGCGCACCGCGGACGGGCGGCAGAACACCGATTTCATCGACGGCACGCTGGTGCCGGTGGCGCGCGGCACCGCGCATGCCGGCAAGATGTTCGTGCTGCAGACGGCGGACAGCCCTGTGGTGATCGACACCAGCGAGCTGACGTTCTTTGCGCAAAGCGAGGTGCTGGCCGCGCAGCAATCGGCCACCTCGGCCTCGAGCGTTGCGATCGGCACCGGCGCCAAATCTTTCACCATCCAGAGCGGCAAGGCGTTCGTCGCCGGGCAATACGTGCTGGCGTACCAGACCTCGAACCCCGACAACGTCATGCTGGGCAAGATCGGAAGCTATGTCGGCACGGCGCTGGCGCTCACCGTGGTCTCGACCGGCGGCTCCGGCACCATCACCGACTGGACGATCGTGCTGGCCAACTCGGCCGCGGCCGCGGGCAGGGTGCCGCCGACCGGCACCGGCAACACCACCGGGCCCGGATCGTCGGTCGCGGGCAACCTGCCGCGGTTTGCCGATACGACCGGCAAGGTGCTCGAGGATTCCGGCAAGCCGGCCGGCACGCTCGCCGGCCGCAATGCGCTGCTGTATGGCGATGCCGGCACCGCCGCGATACCGGAGGCCTCGCTGGTGCCGGGCGCGGCCCCGCTGCCCTATACGCCGGCGCAGCCCGCGGAAAACCTTCGCCTGGTGAACGACGTCAGCAACCCCAATCGCGACATCAACATCACCGCCGGGCGCTGGCGCGACGATACCGACGTGGCCAACCTGTTCCTCGCCGGCACCATGGTCAAGCGGCTGGACCAGGCCTGGGCCGCCGGCGGCGCGTCGGGATCTCCGGTCGGCGGCTGCGACACCGGCAGCAAGGGCGCCGGCCAGACCTGGCACACGTTCCTGATCGGCAAGCGCAACCTCGCCGTCACCGCGTTCTCGCGAACCTCCAACGTCGCCACCATCACGGTGGCCGCCCACGGCGCCGGCGCCGGCGGCTCGTTGCGCGCCTTCGGCATGGGCAGCGGCATGGACGCGATCGCGGCCATCACGGCGGTGGCCACCAACACCATCAGCTATGCCAACAGCGGCGCCGATATCCCGCTGACATCGGTCACCGCGGTGGCCGACGTGTTCGACGTGCTGGCCTCGCAGACCTATTCGGGCCCGACCATGCCTTCGGGCTGGACCGTCAAGCAGTGCCTCGGCAGTTTTCTGACCGACGGCAGCGGCAACCTCCGCGCCATGACCCATGTCGGCGACGAATTTTTGCTGGGCGCCGCGGTGGCCGCAAGCCCCAGCTTCTCGACCACGGCCGGCTTGATCGCTGTGGCGGCGCCGGCCGGAGTCAAGACGGTTGCGTTGCTTCGCGGGCAGATCACCTGGTCGATCGCGCAATCCGGCAGCATCCTGATCACCTCTCCTGACGAGACCGACCAGACGCCGACGGCCAGCAATTCACAGTTCAGCGGCTCCGGAGGCCTGACGGGCGCCGTGCAGGGCGCCAGTTTCGCCTGTCGCACCGATACCAGCAGCCAGGTGCGCGGCCGCGCGTCGGCGGCTTTCAATACCGCGTCGATCGCCGGCTACGGCTGGCGCGATCCGCGCCGCCGCCTGTTCTGATCCCGCCTTCGCCCTACGGGCTACGGCGCGGCAAGCCTGACCTCGAGCAAAAAGGAAACGCCATGACCGACGGCTCCGCCGGCGGCGCGCTTTTTCGCGTGCGCGCCATCCTGATCGACGACGCCCGCCGCGTGCTGCGCCGCGCCTGGTCGGTGCGGCTGATGGTGGCGGCCGCCGCGCTCTCCGGGCTCGAGGTGGCGATCAGCGCGGTGCAGGCGCTGCAGGTCGCGCTGCCGATCGCGCCGGGGATTTTCGCAGGCCTCGCTGGCCTGGTGTCGGTCGCGGCCTTCGTCGCCCGTTTCATCGCCCAGAAAAAGGAAGAATGACGATGGCTTTGAGGATGGGAAAGAAAACCGTCGGCCTGTCGGTTGCGGGCGCTGCGCTCGCGGCCGTGCTGGTCCCGCATTGGGAGGGCATGAACCTGACCGCGGTGCATCTGCCGTTCGATCCGCCCGGCGTCGTCACCGTGTGCGGCGGCATCACCAATTACGACTGGCCCTGGCTCAAGGTAGGCATGAAGTTTTCCGAGGCCGAGTGCCGCAAGGAAATCGCGGAAGTGGCGGTCCGCTATGCCGACGAAGTGGTCAAATGCGTGCCCTCGCTGCCGACCATGCCGCCGCACCGGCAGGCGGCGATCGCCTCGTTCGCGGTCAACCTCGGCGCGGGGCGGATCTGCAACACCTCGATCGGGCGCGACCTCAACGCCGGCCGCGTCCGCGAGGCCTGCGATGCGATGACGAAATACGTCTACGCCAACGGCAAGTTCCTGCAGGGCCTCTACAATCGCCGCAACAACGCGATGTGGGGCGAGCGGGCGTGGTGCCTGAGGGAGGACTGACATGCTGGCCCTCCTGCGCCTGCTGCCGATCGGCGCACAGATCGGCATCGCTATCGCCGTCATTGCGGCCGCCGGCGGCGGCTATCTCGCCTGGCGATCGAGCATCTTCAACCAGGGCGCAGCCTTCGAGCGCGCCGAGCAGAAGGAACGCGACGATGACGCACGCGCGCGCGGCCGCGCTGGCCGCAATGCTGTCGACACTTGCTACGATCTTGGCGGGGTGTGGGACAGCAAGACAGGTTTCTGCCACCGGTGAGGCCGGCGTACTGACGGCACCCGCGGTCGAGATCCGCGGCGCCACCGTGCACGATCAGAAGTGGATCGACGGCACCATCGAGGCCGGCGTGCAGGGCCTCGGCTGGCAGCGGCCGGGCCCGCGGCCGCCGGAATGGGACGCGCCGCCGGCGCCGGCCGTCAAACCGAAGCCGGCCAAAACCGCCGTTGAAGCGATCGACCGCATGGCCGGAAAACCGTCACCCAAACCGCGGCCGCGCTGGCTGCAGATGCTGCGACGGAAGGAAGTCTCATGAAGTTAGCTGCAGCCCGACCCACCACCCAGGGCGAGCGGATTTTTGCGCTGGAGGAAGCGCGCAAGGCCGACGGCGAGCGGCTCGACCGGATCGAAAAGAAGATCGAGAAGGTCGACGAAATGCACGAAATCCTGGTCGGGCTTCGCTCGATCGGCCGGGCGGTCAAGCTGATGGCCTACTGGCTGGGCGGCCCCTCGGTGGTCGCCGGTGCCGCCGTCTGGGTCTGGAAGGCGCTGCATTGATCAGCTGATCAATATTTGCAAATCAACCGCCGCTGGCCCCGTGCCGGCGGCGGTTCTTTTTGCGTTTGATTAACGGATCAGGCAGATTCTGCGCCTGCCGATCGGAGGGAAGACGGGCGGCGCCCATAGCCACGGAGACCCCGATGTCCTCGACCACCCTGATCGTGATGGACCGCACCGGCGATTCCCGCCACGCCTTCGACACCACCGACCCCGCCGCGCTCGCAACCGCCGAACGGCTGTTCGGCGAGTTCATGGGCAGGGGTTATACGGCGGCGGAGCGGACCGGCAATGGCGAAGCGAAAGTCACGCGCACGTTCAACAAGGACGCCAGCGAAACGCTGTTCTTCCCGCGGCTCAAGGGCGGCTGAGGTGGCGCAGGCGAGCGGGCTCGATCCGACCCGCTTGACCGCCGACGAGCTGGTAAGCGCGATCGATACACCGCCTATGCCCATGCAGGCGATGATCGCGCAGCTGGCACCGCCGCGACGGCCGTTCGACCGGGACGAATTCGCCGCGCTGCTCGATCACGTCTTTTACCGGTTGAACTGTGAAATCCGTCAACACTATCGGCCCGGTAACGCGCCGCCGTGCCGGCACATCGAACTGCATGACGAGGTGGGCCGCCTCGAGGTCGATATCGTCGGCCTCATCCTGGACGGCCGGCGCTTTCGGTTTGGGTGCGAGCTGCGCAGGATGACGGCGCGGGATCTCGCCCATGTCGGCTTCGCGCGGATCTGCGAGCTCTATTGGCAGGCTGAAGCCGAAGCGTTCAACAACAGCTATTTCCACTCGAACTGGCGCGACCATGTCGAGCTGCGCAACCGGATCGACGACGCCCGGCGCGGGCTGGCGCCGCGGCCGACCACGGCAGAGGGGTTTGACGGGCTCCGTTTCGATCCGCGCGACCCGCGCTATATCGAGGACACCTGTACGGCGGCCGTCGAACCCGCGCGCGAAGCGATGACCGCGGCCATGGCCCGCGACATGGCCGTTCGTCTGGATCGCGAGGTCATGCAGGTCTTTACGCTCGACGCTACCTTCGACGGCGCCGACTGGCGGTTCGCCGGCCGGCTTACCGATTGGGAAGGCTTCCGGCCAATCCATCCCGACCGTGCGCGCGCGGTGGAACGCGGTGAGAAGCTGCTGCGGGAATGGTTGCTGCCGCACCAGCACGCCCAATACGTGCAGGCCGGCCATTTCGACGTCGTCGGCTGCCACAGCGGCCGCCGCTACCGGATCACGCTGGCGGCGTCCTACAACGTGCATGAGTTGGATGAAGCCGGCGAGGTCCGCGCGAGGCTTTGCTTCCTACCAGAGGGAGAGCTGGTGACCGGCGACATCATGCTGGCGCAGAAGATCGCGCTCGAGACCGACGAGCGCGCGGCGCTTGCGGTGGCCAACCGGGACGGTGGCGACGAGCTGCTTCGATTTCGATACGACCGCCCGGGCTGGACCATCCCCAGCCGCGCCGTCTTCGACTTCACGACTTAGGCTCGACGTCGCGTAGAAATCCGGCAGCTCGCCCTCGATGTGCACCAGCGCTTTCGTGACGCCGCGGGCGGCGCGGTCCTCGAGCGTGCCGGAGATCCAGCCCAGGCGGCCCCTGAGGCGGCCGCGCAGGATGCGGACTTCGGTTTTCAAGGCCGGGTCTTCAGGGTTTTGCCGGCAGCGGCTCGCAGGTCAGCGGCCATTGCCGCTCCGCCCAGGCGCCGAAACAATGCGGGCAGTAGTTGTAGTCCGCAGGCTTGCTCTCGCCGGCGAGCTGCAGGCGCATCGTGAACCACTGGCCGCTCTCGATGCGAATCTCGTGGCCGAGGTTGCAGCGGTAGAGGTGGCCCTGCGGGGCGCTGGCTTTCGCTTCGCTCACGCCGCGGGCGCCTTTGCCTTCTCGGCTTCCGCCTTCGTCATCTGCTCGACCATCGCCTCGCAGAAATTCAGCGCGCCGGAGATGGCGTTGAGGTTGGCGATCGCCTGCTCGCGCTGCTGCTTGAGAGCATCGCGCTGCGCGATCATCGTCTGCAGCGTGAACTCCGGCAAAGCGGGCGCGGCAGGTGCGGGCGGAATGGGGGCGGGCGCCGCCGGCGCGGGCTTTTGTTTGCGTTTCGACAATTCGGGCTCCTTGCGGTGGTGGTGGGGCGGATCAGCCGGCTGCGAGCCGATCGCGCAGCGCAAAACCCATCAGCGGCCAGAGCTGGCGGATGCAGTCCTCGTAGGCCAGCTTACGTCCGAACTCGGCATTGAAGTTTTCCGGGCTGGCCGGTGCGCTCTTGCCGATGATGGTGAAACCGTTGCGCATCACCAGGATGCAGATTGACAACACGTCCAGCGCCGGGTGCGGCGGAGTGTCGGGCCCGATAGCCTGACGGGCGGTCATCTCGTAGCGCGCGGCGATCGAGCCTTCGATATCGAACAGGGTGACACGCGGCGCAACGGCGTGTCTGGCGGCTTCGGTGTCGCTGGCTTGCAGGCTGGACATGGCAACTGCGTTTTGTTTGAGCATGATCCTGTCGGAAAACCGGTGCCCACTTTTCCGGATCAGGCTCTAGTAGTGTGGCGCTTTCGGCATGCTCATCGCCCTGACCACCGCCAGGAAGATGTAGTCCTTGGCCTTCTGCGCCGGCGGCAGCTGGTCGTACGGCACGAAACACGGATGCGTCCTAGCCGCGGGATCCTTGACCTCGCCGTAGCGCCAGCCGTCGGCGCGCTTTTCAGCCAGCCAGCTTTCGTGGCTGTCCGCAGGTTTGGCCTGCGGATGCTGCAGGGCGTAGGTCACGCCGTTGATCGCGCTGGCGCGCTGCCACTCGGGCGCATCTTCCCAGGGCGGCTGCGAGTGATCGCCCTGCGAGGCGCAATAGGCGCGGTTGACCTCGTGGCAGGCCCGCGCGATCGCGGTGACGTCGGTCACGACGGTTGCTGTTGCTGGCCGCCGCCGTCGGTGGAGGGGGCGGGCGGCGCCAGGTGCTCGTTGACGCCAGCAAGACGCGTTTCGATCGCGCCTAACTTCGTCTCCAGATATTTGCCGAGCTCGAGGAACTTGCCTTCGGTGGCCTTCTCGAGCGCGTCCAGCTTGCCGGCCAGCGGTCCTTCGGCCACATCCGTGCGGGCGGCCTGCGCCTTCTGGAACGGCATCCAGGCCGCGAAGTGGCCGTATGGCGGCGGCGCGTCGTTGCCCTGCAGTAGCGGCACGTTCTGCACGGCATAGGTCGAACCGTCGCGGGCGGAGACGGTGAGGTTGATGGTGCCGTTGTCGTTGATGCCGGCGAGCATGGCCGCGAACGGCCGCTGATCCGGCGCGGCGTCGCGGTGCGGGTAGAAGTGGACGATGCGGCCTTCGGTCGGCTCGATCATGGTGCGGCTCCTTTGGGTGAGGCGTGAAGCTTGACGCGCACCTGGCCGTAGGACGCGCCTTTAACGAGAGGCGCGAGCTTGATCAGCCCGTCGGCGATCAGCTTGTCGCGCTTTGGCTGTTTGAGTGCGGACCAGGCGGTGATGATGACCTCCGGCGCCTCGCCGAGGACCTCGGCCGGCTTGGAGGGCGAAACGGAGACGTGGCCCAGATTGGCGAACGTCTCGCGGAAGCTGCCGACCTTGTCGGCCTCGAGCTTCAGCAGCGTCTTGATCTCGTCAATGCGGGCGAAGATTTCCGGATGGTCCCGCTCGATCTCGAGCAGCTCGCGGCAGAGCTCCGCCGGCGTCGGCGCCTTGGCTTTGGTCTTTGCGGCGGCAGCGGGCATCCGGGGCGTCCTGGGCCGCGCGGGAACGCGGAACCAGTCCCGCGCGCTGGCGCGGAAAATATTCCATAACGATTTAACGAACGGTAAGGATTGCGGTCGGCAGATTTTGCCTAGCGCTCTCTCTTCAGCTTGCGCTTGCCCCAATGGGGGTCTTTTCGGCCGGGATTGAACACCCGCTCCTCGTTCCGGTGAATCGCCCGCAGCGTCGCCCCGCGGGCCAGGAACATCCAGGCAGGGCCCAGATCGGCCGCGGCGGTCAGCATGCTGGCCGCCGTCAGAACCGCCGGATGCTCCCAATCGGCGCGAGGAACGGTTTTGGCCAGGTGAGCGACCGCCTCCTGCAGCGTCCGCAGGGTGGTGCCGTCCGCCAGCACGATTGGCGGGTCAAACCGCTTCGACCATCCCTTACCGCTCATCCGGCGCGTCGGGCCGGCGCCGCCGGCGACGGCTTTTCGCGCATTCGCAGGCCGAGCAGGTCGGGCCGGCGCGTCTTGCCGTAGGTTTCCCGGCAGGGGCGACAGAACAGTTTGCCGCGCAAGGTGTGCACCGGCTTGTCGCGCGGCCAGATGACCTCGGAAAGGTCGACCAGCTCGCCGTGGCTGCAGTACCGGCATTTGACCTCGAGCAGCTCGCAGCCGCCATGGATTGCCGCATCGATCGAGGGCGACGGATCTTCCGCCCCGCCGATGAACTGCAGATACGACCAGGCCTCGCAATCGAGCCGGTGGGCTTTTGCCATCGCGATATCGGCCGCCTCGTGCGCGGCCGCGGCTTCGCGCGCGGCGTGCTCGTAGGCCACCTCAGCCTTGTGCAGCTCGCGGGAGAAGTGTTTGCGATCGCGCCCGGACATGGGCGGGTAGAGGATGCGGCCGGCGGACATGGCGCGCATCAAAGCGCGGGCCGGGCGGAGAGTCGAATCCGCCAGATGTGGCGTTCTGGAACGGCTGCGAGACCCAAAGGATAGCGCGCGCGATGCGATTGCGAATCTGAAATGGCGGCCCTAGCGTCCCGTGGCAAACAGCCGGAGCAAGTAAAATGGCCCGCATGACCGTCAACATCTACACCTACAGCGACAAAGAAAGCGTGGTCCTTCAGCTCGAGGAAGGCGAGAAAATACATGCCCATGTCATGTTGGATGGCGCGTCGGCGGAACAGGTTGCCGCCCACATTGCGAAGCATCGCGCCGAGCTTACGGACGTGGTTTCGCCGGAGATCGACCCGGGCTTTAGACTTGAGGCCATTCATGACCCAGCCTGGCGCGGTCAGCCGTATCGGGTAGCCGAGGGTCGCATCGTCTCGATACGACACCCAGGCTACGGCTGGCTTTCGTTCGTCATTTCAGACGATTCTGCAAAAAAGCTGGCAGAGGAGCTGGTGAAGGATCTTCCGCACGATCAGAGCAAAATCAAATTCTGATCGATCACATCACCATCCGCATGTCGAAAGACACCAGCTCGCGCTCCGTCTTGATCTCGCTCAGTTCCTTTTCGAACTGGCTGCAATCATCGGCCTTCGCCACCTGCACGATGCTGATCCAGCATTTGACTTCGATGCCGCTTTCGGTGTGGCCCTTCCAGACGCGCGCCGGCGTCGTGCCGTTAATGCGTTCGATGGTGCTGGTCGATTCCAGAAACAGTTTCATGATGCTTCTCCCGCCTCGTAAGGGGTTTGCACTTCGTCCTGCGGCGGCAGCGCTAGGGCGCGGCGGTAGGCGTTGACCAGGCGGACCAGCTTGCCGGCGAGCTCGCGCGCGTTCGGGCAATCGATCGTGATGGTTTCCTCCTCGTGGCCGTCGATGACGATCACGGCCTCGTCGAATGGGGAATCGGCCGGGAGCAGCTCGAGCTCCGGGAAAATCAGGTCAGCCATTGAGCCACTCCTTGATGTCGTCGGCGTCCTCGAGCGAGACGCACAGGATGTCCGCGCCCTTCGGAATCGCGAACACGTTGCCCAGCGTGGCGACGTCGGCATAGCCGAGCACCTTGCGGCCGCGGCAGAACATGACGCGGCCGGGCGTGACGGTGCCGGTGCGCTGCAGCTCGAGCTCGCGCCAGCGCTGGCGATCGGTGATGGAGAGGGTGGCGGCGGGTTTCATCGGTCCGGCCTCGCGCCACTGTCGAGTATTTCCCGAATGGCGTCATCGCCAAGGTCGTACGGGATGAACGGCTCGAAGTCGCCGCGGCGGATGCCCCAAACGACTTGTGTCTCTATCATCAGCCGCACCGTGGCGCGCTCGTCGTCCTCGAGTGGACCGTTTTCGACCTCCCAATCCGCCGCCTCCTGGATGCGATCGCCGAGGGCTTCGACGTCGTGGATCAGGGTCCAGCCGCTGATTGTTTCTCGGAAACCGTCCCTCATCGGCCCTCGTCCTTGTCGCCGTAGAGCGTGGCGCCCATGTCGGGCGTGATTTCCGCGTAGCGCGCCAGGCGCCGGCGCAGATCGTCGACCTCGTAGATCTCGCGTATTCGGGTGCCGCGCCAGCTGACGAACTTGTCGTCCTCGCCAGCGTCCTCGAGTTCGCGGTCGATCACCTGCATGAAGTAGGTCTGCAGGGGATGGTCCCAGCCGACGATGATTTTGTGCGCTGGATCCCGCGCGGGGATTTCGTGGCGGCTCATGGGTTCACCTCTTGCGGCTTCTCCAGCCCCATGGTGGCGCTGCAGCACTTCGGCCAGCCCTCGCGCAGGCACTTTGCGGCATCGACCTTGCGCGATCGCCTGCAGCGGGCGCACCACACGACGCCGTTGAGCAGGGAAGGGTGCGAGGCCGCGATGGTGTCGTAGAGCGATTGATGGCGCGCCGGCGCCCTGGCAAAATCCTCGAGGCTCATGATTTGAGCCTCGGATCGATGTGCACCTTGGTGCCTTCGGTGATGCCGTCCTGAAACGAGCGCAGCATGACGGCCTCGGTTTCAGCGGCCGTGATCCATATATCGACATCGAGGCCGAGCTCTTTGCCGTCGATGACGATCTTGCCCTGCAGGCCGTCCCGCCGCAGCTTGTCCAGATTCGCGTGCGACAGGCCGATCACGAGTAGCTCGCGATCGCCGACCTGTGCCTTGATCTTCATCATGACTTCACCCTTTCCTTGATGGCGGCTTCGTTTTCCTGCAGCCAGGCCAGCGTGTCGCGCACCGCCTGCAGGTGAGCTGTCTGCAGCTCGGCGATCGACTGACGCATCTTTTGCGTGGCGACGAGACGCGGATAGACCTGCTTGCGCTGCGCGAGCTCGCGGTCGACCTCGGCGATCTGGCTGCGGAGAGAGACCTTCACCGCTTGCCCTCCTTCAATCGGTCCAGCAGCTGGTCGAACTCGGAAGCCATCTGCCTGCGCTCTCCGGGCAACGACACCGGCTTTGCAATGCGCCTTGCCATATCGAGGCGCTCGCGCTCGATGCGGTCCCTGTTGGCCGCGCGGATCTCGGCGGCGCGGCTGCGCGGAATTTTCATGGCGCCTTCGCCCTCTTTTTCCGCTCGAACACCTGCTGCTCGAGCTTGGCGATCGCCATCATCGCCGGCTTCACCTCCGCCGGCGCGGCATCGTAGTTGCGGCCCTTCAGGGCGTTGAGGCGGGGTAGGACGCCGCGCGAGACGAGTTCCCAATTCGAGGGATCGGCATTGGCGGGATCGCCCTTGCACTTCAACGCCATGCCCTTGGGCACTGCGCCGTGTTTCTTTTCCCAGAGCAGGAAATGCTTCGGCCGGTAACTGCTCGCCGCGCCGGTCCACTGGTTGCGCTCGCTCGTTCGCACCAGGACGATGCCGCGCCGCTTGTCGACGCGCTCGTGGCCGTCTTGCTTTGTGTTCTGCGGCAACTGACCTTTTCGAAATTGCGTCCGTGCGCTGCCGGCGTTGTTTCCGATCTTCTTGCCAGCGGACCAGGGGACGTTGCCCTTTCGGAATTGGCCGGTGCGTCCCGTGAGCGCGCCGAACCTCTTGCAGAAGTTTTGGAACGCCTCGAAGCTCATCGCTCGCCCGAACGTCGCAACGAACTCCCGATGCAGCTGCGCACGCGGCGTCTCACGCCGGTGCCGGATAAAGGCGAGCTCGGCCCGGGAGAACTTGGTCTGGCCTTTCTTGGCGCGCGACCCGGCGTGCCCGGTGGTCCATCCACGGTTCTTGCAGATCGCGGTGAACATGCTGAAAGAGACATCGTGGCGATCAAACTTCTCGACGAAGGCGGCATGGAGATCGCGCCGGGGCGTCCTGCGCCGGCGCTCGATGAATGCCAACTCGGCTTTGCCGTAGCGACTCGAGCCGCGCTTTCGCCCCTTGAGCGAGCCGACGCCCCAGCCCCGCTCCTCGCAGAGCGATTTGATCTTCTGCCATGTGACGTCGCGTCGCTCCGGAAATCTTCGCATGAACGCAAGATGGAGTTCGCGGCGTGGCATTGTCTTGCGCCGCTTCACGAAGGCGAGCTCGGCCGCCGAGTATTTCCTGTTCATTGGCGCCGATCCGAGATCTGCTTTACCGGCGCGGGCTTGCCGACGACTTCCGGCAGGTGCGGCGTCGGGTCAAAGCCGTGATCGGAAACCAGCTTGGCCGCCTGCAGCTGCAGGCTGGCGCCGCGGACGATTTGATCGGCCACCTTGGCAACGGCTTCGCCGCGCTTGATTTCCTGGTCGAGCTTGTCGCCGGTCAGGTTTTCGTCGGCAAGCCGCTCCATTTGCGCAAACAGATGGTCGTTAAGATCAGTGAGCTTGTTTTTCATGGGAACAGACTTTCGCCGGCGCGCACGCGGCCGGAGGCTGGATAGGTGATGAAGCCGAGCGTGCGCAGTCGGCCGAGGTTGTTCTGGTAGCCGGAGGACGTGGCAGAGGCCTCCACCATCTGCGCGAGGTCCTCCTTGCTGACGTCGTCGGGATAAGCGTTCGCCGTGGCCGACAGGATGCGCATCTGCGCCGGCACCAGCACCGCGCCGATCTTCTGCATGATCGCTTCGTGGGTCGGCGCTTCCTCGGGAGGCGTGGCGATCGCCGCGCCGTCTGGGGTCAGCACCACCTCGCCGCCGGCGGGATAGTCGATCAGGCCGGCGCTGCGCAGCGCACCGAGATTGTTCTGGTAGCCCGACGACGTCGGCGACACGCCGGCCAGGAACGCGACCATGTCCCGCGGCACCGACGGCTTGCCGAGCGAGGCCGCCCAGGCGATCGCATCGAGGATCTTCTGCTTGCCGGGGGTGAGGGTGCCGTCGCCGCCAGCCGGGGCCGGCGACGGCTTTCGCGGGGCCGGTGACGCCGCCGGCGTCCGCGTCGGGGTGTCCGCGGCTTTGCTTCGCTCCGCCGGCTGGCCCGATTTCTTCAGCTCGAGTTGCTCCAGGACGATGGCGTGGCGCTTTTGCGTATCGGCGACAGCGCGTTCGATTGGCGTCTGGATCAAATCGAGGATCTTCGTGAAGGCGCCGTATGCCGCGGCCGTCTCGTGCAGTCCGCGTCGATAGCCGCGCGCCTCGGCCGCCGCGATCTCGTCCTTGTCCGGAGCCGGCTTTGCCGCCGGCGCCGGCGCCTTGCGCAGCTGCGCCTCGAGCTCGGCAATGCGCCGCTGCAGGATCTTCGGGTCCTTGGCCGCGGCCTCGTTTTTCACCAGCTCGAACTTTGCCTGCAGCTTTTCGACGTCGATCGGCGACAGGCGCCGGGCCGTCTTGCCGGCCTGCACCTTGCTGGAGTCGTAGGACGCCGGCAGCGGGAAGGTGACGCGCTTGAGGAAATGCGCCTCCGGCGACCACACCCAGGCCTCGCCGGTTTTCAGCGTCGGCAGCGAGGCGATGATCTCCTTGCCGGTGTCCTTGTCGGCTTGGTCGGCGATCCACTCCTCCACCGCCTTGCGGTCCTGCGGGGCGATCAGGCGCATGGCGACCAGGCTCTCGACCTGGGTAAGGCTGTCCTTGTGCACCTTGGCCGGCCGCTGGCTGATCAGCACGATGCGCAGGCCGCGGGAGCGGCCGAGGCTGATCAAATTGTTGGCGGCGTGCAGCATGTCCGGCATGGCGCCGGCGCCGCGGGTGCCGGCCTGCGGGGCGAACAGGTGGGCCTCATCGATGACGAGGCGCAGCGGGCCGCGGTTCACCCGCAGGATGGCGTCGGCAAAATCGGTGAAGAACCGCATGCGCTCGCCGGTCTTGAGGCGGGTGGTGTCCAGGATCGCCGGCGTCGACGTCTCGCCGATCGCCTCGGCCATCATCTCGCCCTGGCTCGCCACCAGCGGAAAGTCGCCATGGTCGCCGCCGAACACGTAGATCGGGAAGCCGGGCGCCTTGCCGTCCTGGGCGAGGCGCAGGCCCCACCAGGCGCCGGTCGGGTCGACGACGCAAACCCGCTCGCCGGCGGCCAGCGCGGGCTCGATGATGCCGCTTTTGGCGGAACCGGTCTTGCCGCTGCCGGTCTTGCCAACGAAGGCGATGTGATGCTCGAGCGCCGATCGGGGGATCGGGTTTTTCATGGCGGCTCCTGACAAACCGGGATGGAAAAACGCACGCAACGCGGGGTGGCGCGGTTGTCAGAATCGCAGGGGCGTTTGGGTGGAGATCAGGGCCCTTCGGGCCGGTCTGTCAGAATCGCAGCGTGTGGAATCAATGGGTTGGGGTTGGTTCGAATCCAGCTGCCCCGACCAGTTAAACCACTAAGCAGATTAGATTTTCGATCGGCCGGCCCAAGGTCGGCCGATGCTGCGCACGCCGGCAGGACGGTGGCCGGCAGGGTCGTCCAGACGATCCCCACCGCAGA